CGTCCCAACCCTTGTCAAACAGCCAGCGCATTCCTCCGTATGGCTCGTCGCTCTCCAACAACCCCTCAAACGCCTCATCCTTCCCTTTGGACACGTTTTCGGGACGTGTACCCGCCTCGGACTTGTCATTCATCGTCCCGCCTCTCTCAAATGATCCTCTATGATCTCGGCCAACTTCTCCCTGATCTTTCTCTGACAGCATTTCAACTCCTGTCCTCAGACCGGTAATCCGTTATCGTTACTCGCCGATTCCTTCGCTTCCCGCGCCCAACAGTGGATTCGACCGATATCTCCACGGGGATAAAGAACCATCTGCTCATCCCCGGCTTCTCCGTCGCGATCCTTCGCGAATCCGAGGTTCAGCGTCTTGTCTTCGAAATCTTCCTCTGTCTGAGAGAGATAGAGAACGGCGGTACACCATTCGGTCGGCGCGCGTCCGTACTTGAAATCGTCCTGAGTGAGGTACTTGTCGAACTTCGTCTTTCCAGCGGCCTGCCCGAACGCGACGAGAGCGAGACCCTTCTCCTGTTTCCAACTTTTCGCCAGGAGCTGCATGCTCTCGGCGGCGAGCGCGATGTCTTTCCAGTCTAGGGTGGCAGCGATGTCGGTCAACTGATCGATGATGACCAGGTCAGGATCGAATGGGAGCATCAGCAGCTCGGCTTCAATCGCGGCCATCGTGGGCTTTTTAGGGTATGACCGTACCTCGTATATCCTCTTTGCGTCTTTCCATTCCTCGGTGTCCTTCATGAAGTCTGTGAGCTGCTCCTGAGAGAGAAGCCACGGTTTTCTGAGAAGGACGTTTGTCGGGATCTCGGAGCGCCGGGCGTAGAAGCGAGCGATATCCTTCTCGGCCCGCATTTCGAGGCTGAATTTCACGACCTTGAAACCGGCAAGCGCCGCCGCGTAGCCGATCTGCGTCCCGAACAGACTCTTGCCGCGTCCCGAGTATCCGAAGAGAAGGTAGTTCTCCCCTCGATACCAGCCCCCACCGAGCCTTTCGTCGAGCCAGGGGATTCCTGTCGTTATCGCGTTGGTCCCCGTGTCTCCTGCTTCAACCCGCGCGAGCAGAGTACGCAGATAGCTGTCCGCGTCTCGCGTAATCGGGTCCACACGAACCACCCGGTCACCTTCGGTCGCGAGCCGCTGCACGATCGTCATCATCGAGGTCGAGAACGCGGCGAAATTCTGCCTGTCGAGATGTTCGAGACTCTCGCCGATGCCCTGGTGAGCAACGTGGACTTTGTGCTTGATCTTTAGCTGATCCCGGAGGAAGTCGAATCCCTCGGGTTCGGTGGTGCCGTAAATCTCATCGAGAAGGTTATCCAGTAGACCGATGTCCGTAAGGGCGAGCTTGGGATTGTCCGATTTGATCGATTGGATAAGGATCTCGCGGGAGGGCGGGATATCGTTGTACGTCTTGAGATAGGTGAAGATTGCTCTGCCGACAATCTTCGTGTAGGGATTCAGAAAGTAATCGAGCTTGAGGCCAGACTCGCGACGGCGTAGACGCTCCCGCGTGTCGGGTTGGTGTATGAGACAGGCGAGTACCTTCGCCTCGATCGCCCGTGCATCCATTGTTCAGCTATATGTAAACGGTTGCAGTGTTGTCGTTGAAAAGAGAGATTTGAGGGTACTACTTTCACGGCTTGATCTGCAAGAGAATCAGAGACCCGGCTCCGTTTTTCTGTGGAAAACATGTGGCCCTGCGAGAAACGACGGAGCCACAATATCTTGAGCAAGTCTAGGCGATCGATACTACTGGTTCGGTTTCTCCGAGACGGTCGCTCCGAGCGGTTTCCATTTGTTCATGAACCTCAGCTCGCATAGGTAAACCCGCGTGCTATACACGCACCGGGCACAAGGAAACAACGAGGTCTGACTGCCCCCGGTCTTTTCGAAAGGGAGCCGTTTCATACAGGGAGGCTCCCCGGTCAGAGTAGCCCTGTGGGCAATTACACGGTCAATATCGGCTTTATTCTCTCGGAAATCGGGAGATTCACGAGTGATCTTCATCGTGGAGAAAGCGAATGCCCTCGAAACGATTGACCATCCGGCTCTCTTGGAGAAGGCGGCATGCCCCATGTTCGTGTTCATCACAACACATCGCTTCCGCCGTCCACCGGCAGTGACCCGATCGATCAGATCGAAAAGGTCCTCAGCGTCCCACCATTTCTTCTCGCCCTCAGAGGAGAGATTATCGATGATCACCAGCCGGGCTGCGTTGAGCATCTCCAGAAGTTCCACGTAGAGAGCCGGGTTGTGCATGATGAATTTTTTCTTGTCCACCCACTCACGGATCGACACACAGAGCGTTGGGATCTTGTGGACTTCAATCGCCTCGCTGGCAATCATGTAACTGAGAAAACTCTTCCCTCGCCCAGACTCACCGATGATCAGCAAACCGGTTCCCGCGTGGATGTGGAATCGAATCTGTCTCGCGAATTCCATCGCTTTTCTAAGAGGTTCCCGATTAGGGACCTGGTAATCCTCCCACTGGCTAAACAAGTAGTCGAACGGCACGCCGCTCTTGAAGGCCCGCTCGACAAAATGGAGCGCCTCCCTATCCACCGGCCCGCGCATGACCTGGGGGAAGCTCTCTTTGAGAATCTCCCGGAGCTGCGTTGGGTAGGACGAGCGCAGATCGAAATCGCGGAGGCTTCTGTCTTGCATGTTCACCTCATTCCGGCATCGGCGGATCTGATTTGTTCCCGAGAATCCAATCGATTGCCGCGACAACGCCATCCTCGTATGTCCCCATTTCGGGACGTTCCCTTCCCGCTTCGCGGTCATCGATACTATCCATCGCCTTCTGCGCCTGGTCGTCGATCTCCGCTTTGGTCCGTTCTGTTATTAAGTTCTCCATTCTTTCCTCACATTCTGTTAGTGGGCCTTTCGACGACGCCGGGCTTTACTCGTGCTCTGGCGGTTTTATGGCATATTCCTTCTCGACGAATCCGGGCAGACGGCCATGTACCATAGTGTGCCGTACCCAAATCCGTCGGCCATCCCAGAGCCGACGAATATGACCACGTCTGAAATGAGAACGGAATCCAGGACCAGTGCCTGTCGAAGTATGTGGTGAGTCCCAAACTTCTGAATCAACGACTAAAACCTTGTACGAATATAGTGGAGTTCTATCTCTTCGTTTTCTCGCGCGTACCAGCTTTTCAGGGGGGGCTATATCCCTCGTTTTGACGTTATGAAGTGAGAGCATTACCATGAGGTTCAGTGCCGCGCCGAAATCGGTAAGGTACTCATTAACTACTTTCGCAGGATCCAATCCCCCTGCTCGTAGCTTTTCCTGCATGCTTGGAGAAAGCGCCGAAGTTGCTTGGAACCCTGGGCCGTGATCAGGAAGGAACATGACTGCCGCTGTCCCCTCTGTCATCCATCTCGGATATTCAGACTTGAAATACGATGTACTAAAAACGTAGAAAGCGCGTCCTGGACCGTCTTCTTTGAAACGTTCTTCTACGAATCTTTTCCCGACAGCGCCTGCGTTTGAAAAGACAAGCGTGATTTTCCATCCTCGGCAGATGATCTTAAATTCTGATCCCGTCTCTGGCGTGTCTTCTCTCAGAAATTCTTCGGTGAGAATAATCGTAGGCTCGGCTGGCAGCCTTATCGTTGCCTTCAAATCTTCTGTGATCACATTTGTCTCACCAAGAATCATGGCAGCATCGGGCAAGTAGAAACGTTGCCCGAATTTCAAACCTCTCGCCAATAACACGAGATTGGTAGCGACACTGGGATCTGAACTGCGATCATTGACACACCGTGTAGCCAATTCTCGGATATCTTTCTCGGCTTGTGTGAACTTGGACCAGTGCATATTGCTCCATCAATTCCCGCGTGTCGGTTGGTCTGGTGCTGTCAGGGAGAATTGCAAAGCCCTTTTGCCCATTTGCCGTTATTTCCGACTTTGCAGGGCGCGACCTCACCGCTACTAGCGTAACGTTCGCGGACGCGGGAACTCGTTATGACCCCTAGACCCCGAGGTCCGGCGCTGCGCTTTTCTCGATGAGGTCTCGAACCCGTGCGATCTCGCCTTCGACTTGCTCCGCCATGACGGCGGCGTCTTTGGCTTCGGCGAGGAACTTGTCCCGCCTCTTTTCGAGACGCTTGATCTCGCTCTCCAACGACTTCTTCGCTCTGGTACTCAGCATCGTTGCTCCTTCCGTGGTTTTGGTTACTCTCCTCTGGTCAGGATCGCAATCTCTCCTGCCAACTCCTGATGATAGCGACGGCTGACCGGCGTCGAGGCCGGTTTCGCCTGGGATTTATGGTGATAGTAGAGCTTCAGCAGTAACGCTCGTTGTCGTTTCTCGATTTCTAACAGCCTGTTGAGCTGCGAAGCAAAGTCTTCAAGATTTTCCATCGGGCCTCTCTCGTGAGCGATCACCACAGAACTTCTCTTCCAGAAGGTCAATGCGCGCTCTCTCTATCTGGATGTCTCCTGGGTCGCATTCGTCCGCGCAGAGATCAACCCAACCTCTCCAGGCCCCATACGCCTCTTTGAGCGCGGTCTTCATCTCATCGAAAGTAGTAATGACCCACTCACCCGAACCGCCGGATCTCACATGGCGGAGTTCTATCTGTAGACGTTCTTCAAGTGAAAAAGCCATCTCCACCTCCCTCTGACCGATTGGACATAGGTCAAAGGGATGCTGTCGGCATCTGGCGCATTCGTCAAGATGCTTATGGAACTGGTCGGGATTCGCTGTCGGCACATCTCCGTCTGGCCTTGTGCCGTGCATACGGTCCGTGACATTCGGGAAGTACCTCTTGAGCATCTCGCCTGGCGTCATTCCCTTCTCCGGGAATCTCTGACTGAGGCTCTTACACTGCTCACACGTCTCTTCGGGTCCTTCCCAGTAGTTGCACCAGATGTGATGACCCATCTCTTCCCTCCGTTTACCCGCCGACGCTTCGAGCGACGAGAATCACGATCCCGACGAAAAGCCCTGCTAAGGCGGCGATTGTTGCGATTACGATGACGATCGCCACTACGAGCACGAACAAATCTCGAATCGCCGAGAACAATTTCGTCCTTTCGGTTTCCTCACGGCTCTGCTTGATACTCGGCTGTCGTCCGCCAATCTCGCTTCGTCCATATCCGCGCTGCTCGCGCCTTCCTCTCCTCATGAGCGAGTTTCCATGCTTCCTCAGAGAGTTGACACCAGCAGGGGGACTGCGTTAGATGTCCGATTCGCTTCGCTATCTTTTTCAGGTCTTCAGAGCAGATTCGTCCGAACTGGATGAACCCGCTTTGGTGCCATTTCTCCGCGATCTCGAAATCCTCGCGATTCATGTGGGCCGTCTTAACCCGTCCGGCGTCCACTACCTGTGTCTCCAGAAAGAGGAGAAGGCTTCTCTCCTCTTTCGTCATTTCTGCGAGCGTCATGTCTACTCTCCTGGTGCTAAGCTGATGGCTTACGATAACGGGGTTCTCCGTGTAACGGACAGAACGCCGTTCCCTCTGTCGGGTTGCACTCACAAGCGCGGTCTCCGATATTAGGCGGGGCATCGAAGGCGGCAATGGCGGCGCAAACTTCCGCGTCGGCAACGGTGTGCTCTTCAAGTGTTGACGCATCTATTTTCTTTCTCGCCGCCTCGATGAGCGGCTTGACTCGCTCCGCGTGGGCGTCCCAACCGGCATCGAACGCCGTTGGTGTCATCGGTTGCAGCGGTGCGCTTGTTGTCCACCACTCCTCAAACGCCCTATCCTTGTCGGTCATTCGGCCACCCCCTTGCTCTTCAAAATGATCTGCTCAAAGTGCTGGATGTAGTGGATCGATCCACTCTCGTGCCGCACACGCCAACAATCGCCCGTCGCCTGGGGTACGTAGAGCACCAGGCAGTTGTGCATAGAGGCATCGTCGCCAAAGTAGATGTTTACCAGATCGCCCTCTTGAATCTTGTCCTTGTCGATCATGGCTTGGCCTCCTCAATCTCGCATTTGCACGGCCACGACCCGCTACCCCACCCGCATATAGGACATATCCATCGAGCGCCACACGCGCAATTACCCTCGCCGGTCCACGGCTCCGGCTTTGGTTGATTCCATTTGTACGGGCGTAGGTCTGGATGGTGGCAAATATGCTGCTCTTTCCCACTCATTTCCCCTCCCTTGCAATCCGTTGGCACACGCGGGAGGCGGCAATAGCGTCGGAAAGCGCCATCTGTTTGTCGGACACCTCAAACTCCTCGCACGCCTCGTAGTCCACCGCCGCCCTCAACACCGGCTCCACGTCGGCGCGGTAGGTGGTGAAGTCGTCCGGCTGATCTCTTATCGGCTCACCAGGATCGCTGTATTTCTCGCTCACTTCTTTCCTCCCTTGACTACCCGGAAACAGGGGATCGTTTGGCCCATTTCTGGCAAAGCATCATGTGGCCTCGGGCCGCGTCCCACGCCTTGTTGTATCCAGTGAAATCAAGTTCTAGCCCCGATATTTGTGGAAGCCCGCAACCGCAGTCTTTCGATACACACGGATCTCCCGCCCTGAATACCATCGTCTCGTATTTGCGATCATAGCCGATGTACGCGAATCCAAACTCTTTCATGTAGGCGTGGTCAAAATCGTCGCCGCGAAGTTGCTGGTTAGCAACTAGCCAAGCTGGTTTGTAGACCTTCGCGTGTATTTCTCTGCTCCCGCGCTCCGGCCAGTACTCTCCGACCGTCGATATGAGCCACGGGCCAACCTTCGTGCAAAGATGAAAACGGCACCACTGGGCGCAGATGAAGTGCCCGGCGTGCCCGAACCACTTCCACCGCTGTTTTGGAATCGGCCTATCCCTCGTGACCCAGACCCTCATGGTTTTCTTCGGCATGGCTTCGTATATCGGATTCTTACTCAATCGGCAATGCCTGAACATCCCACTGGAGCAAACCGTCCAGGGGCCTTTCGTCTTTCACGGGCCGACGCACTCGGACAAACACGCCGCTACTCTGAGGATCCGGGTCTATGCGCTCAATCTCCATATCCGCAAACGCAAGTCGCATTATTTCTGCCGTGAAACGCCAGTGATCTCCGGGATAGTCGTGTCGTCCAAAACCAGGCCCGCGAGTCGTAAGCATCAACACTCCACCAGGCTTGAGCGTCTGTTTCATCGCCACCACAGCCTCTTTCCAACGCTCGGCGTGTTCCAGCATTTCTGTACTGACAACCAAGTCGAATTGTGATGGCATTTCCTTGCCGACGTCGCAAACGTCCATCACTTTATCCACCCCTAACCCGGCCTGTAGATCGATGCCCAAGTAGTAAAGCGGCTTGAAAGCCTTCAGCAACCCGCGCCAAGATCCATTCACGTCTAACGAACCCGCTTCCAGAACGGTCTTTCCCTTGACATCTTCTTCCTTGATGTTTTCCTGTCCCCACCGCAACACTGATTGATGACACATCGCCGCTAACTCTTTTCCAGCAGATCCGCTAGCTGTGCATCTGTGAGATCCAACAAAACCCGTAGCACGATTTCCTCATTCACCAAACCACCGCAGAGGACGTGGGGAATATCATGCCGCTCGTTTTCTTCTTCAAACGCCAGGTTCTTTACCGTAAGCGGAAGACCACAACTAGGACATTGCTCCACTGAGTTCGTCCTCTCGACCTTATACCTTTTTAGTTTCACGCCAAGTTCGTCTAGCCAGATTCGCTTCCCAAGGCAACATCTGCAGATTTGCTAGCCCTCCACCGGATCGTATGTCGCCGCGAAGATGTCCGGCTTGCAGGGATAGAGTTCGCCCTTGACGCCGCGTATGATGTAGTCTCCCCACGACACAGATAACGTGCCCTCTTTTGTGCCAATCAACAGCCGATGGCGGGCTGTATCTGTTGGATCAATAAACAGCGCACCTTCTCCGATCGGCTCATTCCACGCGAGATTCAGCCAGTTCGGCCACTCGCTGTTGTCCGACCGCCTAGCCTCCGTCATTTGGAAAGCCTCAATCACAACCGGCTTTTTCCTGAACTTGTAGTTCATCTCGTCTCCTTCCGCCCGCCGTAGCGGGGTTACTTCCCCTCTTGTCCGAACACCTCGGCGCGGATCGCGGCCTTGTGACAGGAGAACGCGCACGGCGTTTCTTCGCATTCACAGAGGCTATCGTGAAATGCATCCGACAAAGCCAGAATCTCTCTCAACCTCTCTCGCAGCGTGGCGATCTCCTCCCGCTGTGCCGCGTCGTGGGAATCAATAAAATCTTGCGCCGCGTTTCGTTCTGATGGAGTTGGGCTGTTTAGCGAGCGCATCTGATATTCAAATACTTCCCTCGTCAACGCCCTGCTATCGGTCATTCTCTCCCTCCTTTCCATTCTTCCCAGTCTTCACCATCGGATAACACAGCAAACTTCCATACCCAAGAAGACCCGTCTACGTAGAGCCTAGGAAAATCCCAAATGTTCTGCTCATCGGACGTATACCGAACACGCTCCAGGGGAAGTCCTGGCATCTGTATTTCGTGGCAACGCTGCCCGCGCCACACTAGGAACGCATACCGGCCCTCCCCGTAGTCCAGCCCCGGCACCCTCACCCATGACAGATCCAACTTGTCGCAATCAGTGACGAAGTGCTTGATGTTGTTTATGGCGTTCTCCTCGGTGGCTCCGTCAACCGGCCCCGCCCCGGGATTAATTATTACCATGCTCATTTCCCTCTCCCTCCGTTAGTGGGGCGCTGGCCGCGTGGTCCCGAATTGGACATTTGCGGAACTCCCACACAGTCACCAGCGCCCCGTATCTTGCCCCGCGTGTCGGTTGAACCTAGACGGGGAGCTTCCCCTGTCGATCTTCCGGGGGGATCGAGGTCTCTCGCACGAGCGCGCCGTTATCCTTGCGGAACCACATTTTCTTGTCGTCGGTGAAGTTGAGAACGACCTTGCACGAGACATTCCTGTATTCCCGACCGGTTGAGATCTTCATCGCCGCGATCGTCGCATCGGCTTTGGCAAGTGCGATCTGCGCTCCGATCTCTTTCGCGAGGGAAGCCTTTTGCTCTTCGAGCGTTTCGATTCTTTGGGTCCGTTCCGCGAGGATGGACCCGGCTTCCTTGATTTCTTCGGGCGTCAATTCGCAGGCGACGTACAAGGTTTCGGTGATATCCTCGGCCATATTAGCTCCCTTCGCTTTTCTGTGAGTGGCCTTTTTCGTAACTCCCGTTCTTCAAGGCTTTCCAGTCTTCGTCTTTCATGCGGCGGTAACGACCTTTGAGGATGCGGCGGCATTCGTAGCAAAGGCATCGCGGCACAAAATCCCAAATGCCATCTTCGAAGATCTTATACGGACCCCCCAAATCCCAGCTCGATGAATCACAATATCCGCATCGGGCTTCTGGACTCCTGGCAGGGCCGTCATCCAATCCCTCTTCGCCGTTATCGTCACGTTCTCTTTGCCTCATTCGAACTTCCACTTTTCCTTCATCCGGGCGATGAGATCCCGCTCCTCGCCTTTTTTGGACCGCTGCGATGCGTCCATCCACCGTTCCCAATAGCGAACCGCTTTCTTGAGATCCCGGCGCATCGCGTCCTTCTCGCGGATGAGTTCCTGAGTTTGCTCGAAGACGTTCTTATTCCTGAGTACCGCTATCTCAAAAGCCTGGGTGGTGATCACCATCGAGCGGTTCAGCTCGCGGAGCGCACGCTTCCGGCGATCAGACTTCCTCTTGGTTTGTTCTAGCTGCTCCTGGAGATTTCCTACCAATTCTCCCGCCGCTCTTTCTATTTGGTCTGACATGTTTCCCTCACGTATCTGAAGTTCCCTCGGAAATACTTCCGGCACGTACCGCATAGTCTTCGTGCGACTGGGTCCCAACTGCCGTCTTCACATCGAAGCTGCGCGGGGCGACTTACGTCGTCGCTTGGGGAGCAGCAGTATCCGCACTTTTCCCTTGGGATCTCCCGAGTATCTCTTTCGTCATCATCTCGTCGCATTTTGAGCACCGATAGAGAATCGTTGTGACGCCAAACGACAAGCGTTCGAGCGTCTTCATTGTGCCGTCAGTGTCGTCGGAGGAACCTTCGCCGCTGACTTGTGCCGCAGCCGGAGAAGCGTAGAATCTCTCGACCTCTTTGTAGTCGTGTTCACATTCGCTCATGTGACGCACCTCTCTTCACAGGAGGAACGATCATCCCACAGAGGCGATGCCTTTGTCAAGAATTATTGTAGTTTACAAGCAGGAGATCGACAGTCAATCGGGCCAGGAATCCGTGCAATCCGTCTCGGGCCGTAAAGGCTTGTCCCACGAGTCTGTCACCGGGGCCTCGGCTTCTCGCGCTCGGGCGAGCGCCTTACAATACTCCGAGGTCCAGTATTCACTCGCGAGGTCTCCGATGCTCAGGCGGGAAAAATGGTGGGCAAGAAGCCAATCGACGAAGCCGGTCCCGATCTGGATGCGCTCGCGGTAGAGTGGCCCCCACTCGGCTTCTCGGGAGAATGGCGGCAACTCCCGCCACCTCGCATTGTGCTCCGGGAACATTTCCTGGCGTAGGTGCGCCATCATCCGGTGGACACGCTCGAAGTATCGAGGGGAACTGATCTGTGGCGCTGAGACCCCGTTCGACTTCTTGAACGCTTTTCGGAAATGCTCTATGATCTCCTGGAGTGCCCGGCGATCAAGCGTGATCGGATCGAGGGGATTGTCGCCGCGCGGGCGCAGCGGGGGACCTACAACGAAGGAAAGCTCAGGCTCGTGGCAACGCTTTGTCGTCATCGTCGGACCTACCTTCAACGGAATGTGGAGCGGAAAGGCGAGACCAACGGATACGCTCCAATTCTACAGAGACCCTGCCTCATGGCAAGGCCGTTTTCCGCGAGCGGGGGACAAACCTGTGGGAAAAAGTTATCCACATTTTTTTTCGAGCCAGGGCAAAAAAGACTTGCGGTATAAGCTAAGTCGGCGTTTATAGTCTTGACTCGTGTGATACCCTGCGACGGGGTGGGCGGGGAATAAGCATGTACAAGCATCTGTGGTAACCCGGTCGAAGACCGACTGCCGGAGTGGAACCTCTCCAAAACCATCTTTCTACACAAGTTCCAATCCGCCAGGAACCCCCCGAGAACGGTGTGGGGTAGCAGGAAACCCCTACAGCCTCCGCCTTCCGTTCAGGCACAAGGATCCCTGGCTTGGACAAAACGATACCGATGGCTTGGGAGGGTAAACAAAACGGTATCGCTGGCACCACCCAACCCCACCGAGCGGCTCGCGAGCCAGCTCGCTCGCGAATCCGAATAGCAGTCGGTCCCCCCGTCAAAGAGAGTCGCCCCCAAGAGGCCCGGATTCTGTGTCCAGTTGTAAGGAGGTTTCCATGATAGAAATCATCTGTATTCTTGACCGAAGTGGGTCAATGACGAGGATAAAGAACGATGCGATCGGATCCTTCAACACGTTCCTGACCGAGCAGCAGAAGGTCCCCGGTGACGCGGTCGTGACGGTGGTGCTTTTCAACGACGAGTACCGGGCGCTCTATGAGCAGAAACCGCTCGCGGAGGTCCCGCTCTTGACCGAAGAGACGTATCAGACGACTGGGTCCACGGCGCTCCTCCACGCGATCTGCCGGACCCTCGAAGCTCCCGACAAGCCGGAGCGCGGTATCGTCGTGATCCTCACGGATGGCGAGGAGAACGCTTCCCCGGTGGAGTACACCAAGGAACGCGCGGCGAAGGCCGTGAAGGCGCTGGAGGACAAGGGCTGGCAGGTCCACTATCTGGCGGCGAACCAGGATGCGTTCGCGGAAGGGGCGGCCCTCGGGATCACCCATACGTTGAACTATGCCGCGACGCCCGATGGAATCCGGCACGCTTATGCGGTGGCCGGTCAATCGACGATGTGCTATCGTACCGGATTCCCGCCGCATGTGACGTTGCCCGATGGGACGACGGCGGATCCGATCGCGTTCCAGAGCACGACGACCGATGGAAAAGACTGACCGGATTCTCACTGGGGATGCCCTGACCGTTCTCGGGACGCTTGATTCGGAGAGCGTCCAATGCTGTGTCACGTCGCCCCCGTATTGGGGGCTACGTGACTACGGCACGGCGACGTGGGAAGGTGGGGACGCGGCGTGCGACCACAGGGTAGGTGGGCAGGTGCCGGACAACAAAGCTCCGGGCGCAATAGTAACCGGCCAACGACCGGGCGTTGACGCGAGCGTGTGCCGCAAGTGCGGTGCTTGTCGAATCGACGACCAACTCGGCCTTGAATCCACGCCGGAGGAGTATGTCGCCCACATGGAGGCGATCAAGGAACCAATGGCCGAGGCGTCTGCGGCAAGGTATGAATACTCGTTCGGCGGGGAAAAGAACATCCGACTAAAGGCAACAGATAAGCCAACCGCTCTTGTCGGAAACAGAGATGTCACCGATGGCCGTAACCGCCGCTCGGTCTGGACGATCACGACGAAGCCTTACAAAGAGGCCCACTTCGCCACGTTCCCCCCGGAAATCCCCAAGCTGTGCATCCTCGCGGCAACGAGGCCGGGCGATGTCGTCCTCGACCCCTTCTTGGGGAGCGGGACGACGGCTGCGGTTGCCCTGGAATTCGGCAGGCGCTACATCGGGATCGAGCTGAAGGCGGAGTACGTCGAACTCGCGAGGATGCGGTTGAAACAGACTAACGTCGGTCTCGGGATTTGAATAATTCTTGACAACCCCATCGGGACGTGAGAAGATCGCCCGGCTAAGTTGTCGTTGTCCGAATTCCCCGTGTCCGCGAAAGCGGTGAGGAGCAAAGGCCCGGAACACTGTCTGTTCGCGGGCGATGGAATCCAAAGACAGCGCGGGGCAATTCGGTATCTCAAGGAAGGAAGGTTGACGGTGAAACTCATCGAGGCGATGAAGCGGATCAAAGAGCTTCAGCAGAAGGCGGACGATATCAAGAAGAAGGTCGCGGATAACTGCGCCCTTCTCTCGATCGAGACGCCGGTGTACGGGAAGGATCAGATCACGCAGATCACCGGCTGGCTCCAGTCGTGTTCGGACATCAGGAAAGAGATTCTGAGACTCCGAGTCGCGATTCAGCGGACGAATCTGGAGACCAAGGTCGAGGTCGATTTCGGCGAGCCTACGGGCCGCGTGACGAAGACGCTTGCCGAATGGATCCACCGGCGGCGCGATCTGGCGAAAGCGGATGAGACTCTCTGGATGTCTCTCACTGACCGGAATCTGAAAGAGCAGAGGGTTTCCTCGGGTCCGGCCCAGCCGGGTACGGATATCACGATCATTCGGTTCTTCAACCCGGTACAGCGGGATCAGATGATCGCGCTTTACCGGGCGGAGCCGGGGATCATCGACCGGACGCTTGAAGTGACGAATGCGATCACCGATCTGATCGAGTAGGTTTTTGTCGCAGCTTACGTGAGGAGATAAAAACCGGCAGTAGTGTAGCGACTCGACTACAGTTGAAACCCGTAGTCACGCCTGAAAGGGCACAGGTTTATGGAACCTGCAATTAAAAACCTCGTCGGACTTGAAATCCGATGCGATCCTTCAAGGATGCAAGGTTCAAGACCCAAGGCAGTAAGGCTCAAGTCGAGTAAGGCAGCAAGACGCAAGAGAGTAAGGATGGAACGCTGAGGCCGCAAGGCGAGTAGGCGAATGTCCTCGGACAAGTTATCGTACTACACTCCGGCCCGGATACTTCTGAGGCTTCCCTCCTGGGAAGCTGCGATTTAAGACGATTGTTGACGTTGAACAAGAAAGGGGAACGGATAATGGCTTTCAATCAAAACGAACTCGCGAAGAGAATCGCGGCGAAAGGCGAGATAAAGGCGGTTCAGGCCAAGGAAGCGATCCGCGAGACTCTTTACGAGTTGGCGCGGCTGAGCGACAAAGACCTAGCGCGGGTTCTCAAGAAGTATCAGGCCATTAGTTTCTGATCGAGGGAGCGCGGGTGCGTTCGACGACGAAACCACGAGCAGCGAGAGCGATTCTTTCTGATGGGCTGTGGCCTGATCATCCTCCGGCTCTCTTGTGGCGGATGTCGTGAGGTGGTTCAGAAGCGGATAACAAGTTGGTGCGCTGGGTAGCTGATCGGCTCTCCCAATATCCCTGCCAATCCGCGACGCGCCTTTTCTTAGATTGTTCGAAATGGAAGACAACAAACGCTGGAATCGCACCGATCTCCCCGATGTGATGTTCGATCACGTTGTCACGATCGAGATTAATCATCCTTTACAGAGATTTCGCATCTTCTTTTCTGAGCAGTTCACGAAGGATTTGACCGATTTCTGGGAGGCGACGGGACTCGGCCCACAGAAGGTGGAACCCGTCCCAGATGGCCCGCTGATGTTCCGTGGCGAATATAAATTGATAGAAGGGAAATCTCTTTTTGAGTCTGTCAACGAGACTCTTTGTCAGATGCAGAAGACAAAGGCGTATCCGATGACACCGTCGAAGAAGTCGGTTCAATGAGGATCGCGCGGTAACAAGCTACGATACGCTCCTTTTCGTGTTGCAATTCTGCAAGGTCAGCGGAGCATCTGCGGGCGGTGGCCCTGATCGGAGCAGATCGAGGGCAAGGGATAAGAGAGTTTGTGCATCTTCTGAAGCAACCGTTGCGCTCCACCATTCTTCCTCTATCTTGACCCAAAATCCGAATCGTATACCTATCGCGGTATTGGCCCACCCCATTCGGAGTTCGCCATAGTCTGAAACGGGGTACCTGTTGAGAAGTTCTGAGATTTCTGTGTCGCATTTCATGAACATGACTCGTTCTCTCCAATCGCTTTATCCACGGTGAATTTGTAGGTCGTGCGCTTTCAGATAGTCGATGATCTTGTTGATCGCATCCCGGTTCTCGATCACGTACCGGATCATTTCTTGAGCCGGTTTCGTGGAAACTGGTTCGGGGTCAAGCGTGATATCGAGAATCTCAGGTAACGGTCGTGGGACCTCTGGATGGTCTTTCTCCTTGCTGGAATCCGTCTTTGTCATCCTCTGTACCTCCTGACGATATCGCGGATGCTCTCCCGTGTAACCGCTTTCCCTTCATCCCCGTCGTCCATGAAGTCGATCATGACCTGTCGTTTAGGTTCCAGGATGTTGTTGAAGATGTACTCCTCAACCGTGCGTTCCGTGAAAAGCGTGCAGATGATCACCTGGTCGAACTTGGACGTAAACCGGCGGACGCGCCCGGCTCGTTGCTGCATGTGTGCGGGATTCCACAAGAGATCGTAATTGACGAGCCATCGCGCGGCCTGAAGATCGCGGCCTTTCTGCCAGACATCACTCGTGACGAGAATCTTGACATCGGGGTTCTCCTGGAACTCGGTCTGGATCGCCTCGCGGTCAAGGTCCATCCCCCCGTGGAGACCGATCGTGCGCCAGTACCGATCGAGCTTGTCGATGAGTTTCTCAACGACCTTCTGGAAGTAGGCGAAGACGACGAATTTCGCCTCCGGCTCGGCGGACTCGATCACTTCGAGGAGCAGGTCGAATTTCGGGTTTTCCGTGACGTTCGGATCGACGATCTCGGGGAAGCAGCAGACTTGCCGCTCTCGGTTCATCCTCCAGAGGCTATCCGTCGGGGCGATGAATCCCCGGTCGCGGATGACTTCCTCGCGTTTCTTCTCTTCCTCGTCCAGAACCTGCCGGTAGAGTGCCCGCTGATTGGCCGTTAAAATAATTCTACGATCGATAAAGTGCATCTTTGGAAGGACATCCTCGGCTCCCTCAAGCTGGTCGATCCGGCGGCGAACCACGTAGGGTCGGGCTTTCCTCTTGACCTCCGGGATCCGGCGGTACTTCTCGACCTCGCTGTAGGCTTCCGCGTTGATGTAGCGGAGATCGAATCCGTAGAAGCTCCCGAAGACCTCGGGCCGAACGACCCGGAAAACGCTGTGAAGTTCCTCCAGGCGGCCCTCGATGTACGTCGCTGACATGGCGTAGACGTGCTCAGCTTGGTTCGCGAGATGGCGAACCCCGATTGTCTGAAGCGAACTCGGGTGCTTGCAGTGCTGGACCTCGTCGATCACCATCGCGTATTTCCCGGCGGCTTGGCGGATAAGCATGCAGTCTGCCTCGGCGGTGATGACGGCGGGCGGAGTTCGCTGACCGGGCAGCTTCGGGGGGCGCTTGATCCCAGATCGGAGCGTCGTGTACCCGATCACGAGGTAGCAAGGTCCGGGGTCGGCGGCGAAAGCCTCGTAGAGCTTCCTGCGGCGTTTCGGGTTGCCAGAGATCACGTAGGCGGGCCAGGGGACGAACTTCTGCACCTCGCCCGGCTTTTTGGCTGTCCCGCCCCATTTCTCCCGGAGATCCGTCTCGCAGATGATGATGACCTTGCCGTAGGTGTTCTTGAGGAACCCGAGCGCCGTCGCCGCCAGCGCCTCGACGCTCTTCCCAGAGCCGGTTGGGTCCCCGGAGAGTGCCCGACGGCTCCTGAAAAGGAAGTATGCGGCAACCTGCTGGAATCGGGGGAAGTTCTCGGCCTTGAAGTACCCGTCGAGACCGAGTCGATCCGGGATCGTCTCGGGGAGCTGCTGCTGGAGTCCCCGGCGGCGTGCGATGCTCCCGCGCCACAGGTCGATCAGTTGGCGCGCGGCGACCGTATAGCTGAGCGCGATCGGTTGCGGATACTTGGTCGAGAGCTGGGTGGCATCGTCGATCAAGTCATCCAGGCAGTTGAGCGGGATGAACCAGAGCTTGGTTTTATCGTCATACTTCCGGCTTGCGAGGTTGCGGACCAGGGAGAGCATACTGGCCCAGTCCGCAGACCCGTTACCGGATCGGCGAATCTGGACGGTCAGATTCTTACCATCTCGTGCGTCGTCGATGATGAACATCGATCGGGTCTTCCCCGGCGCTTACGTGTTGACGGGTGTCGATAGCCTGATCTGGATAGAGATCACGACGGGGGCGGATTTCGCGTTATCCCTCGACAGGATCTCGCGAGACTGAATCCACCCTTGACAGCGGAGATCGTCGATGATCCTGACGATGACTTCATCCTCCCAGGTGGTGGTCGTCTTCAACGTCTCGATGAATTTCGAACGCTCGATCCAGAAGGTGCTCTCCTGGGATGTCTGCCCAGGCATCTCTTTGACCATCCGGTTGATCCGCTGGAGATGCCCGAGAACGCATTCCCACTCCTGCTTAGATGCTTCCTGTTCGAGCTTGTGAAGAAGGTCTTCGCCGATAGTCATCTTTGTTCACCTCGGGGTGCAATCACGTCCCGGTTTGCCCCCGCCGGGCTACCCTGCTCTTCATCGCGCTCAGCGCGCCGGAGGCCGCTCTCCCTTGTGGGGGTCATCGCAGCCGGTCTCCCCAGGTAAAGGCAGGGGGCGACCTATTGAGCATCTTCAGGACGCTGCCCGCGTCGCCGTGATTGCGGTCACTCATAGTATACAAGAAAATAAGGATTTCAGGTCAAGGACGATTTTTAGGATACCGGAAAATCCTGTGGAAAAGGCAACTTTATCGCAAAACATCGTCTAAGATTTCTGTGGAAAACTCGTAAATTCCCCTCAAAAACCCGAATTGTAGGTTTATACCAGCCCATAGTATGGAGGTCGTGTATTCGACGAGGGGGCGTAATGTCCGAACGTCCGAAGACCCCCGAGCTGTCCATTGTGGATGGCGGCAAGCCAGAGGGACAGGCGGGCCAATCCCGTCCCGAGGGTTTACCGGGGCAGAAATGCTTGGCGCGGCGTCGTGTTTGCGCATGCACTCACCGCTTCGTCAAGGATGAGCGGATCGTCGATCGTGATCTATCTGTGCGTATGCGGCCAGATTACGACCGGCGAAAGCTAGGGGTTTGCCCTAGCTGTGGGCTGGTCCGCGAACTCTGCGGCCAGCCTGCGGTAGAAGGCCGTTATGTTTGCCGCTTCCACGGCGGTAAAGCAGGCCGGAAGCCGATGGTCCCTGTTATTCACGCTCTCAGGGACGAAGACCGCGATGCTGTCGTCGCTTCGATCGAAGCGAAGGACGAAAACCTCACCGTCGAATTCCACGTCGTCAAGCACATCCTCGATTCCGTCCTCACCCAGTACGACCCCGAACTCGCTGACCTAGATTTCGCTGAACGCGCTGTCGCGCTGCTCGATCGTGTTTCTTCGATCGGCGAGCGTCGGGCGCGTCTACGTCTGCTTGTCCCGCCAGACCTAGAGAAGCTCAAGCTCGACTTCGGGGATCCTCGTGTTTCGCTCGCCATCAAAGAAAAGATGCGAGACAACTACGAGAAGGCTATCCGGGGAACCGTTCAACTGATGATCGAAGCGGTGAGGCGGGATCCCAAATTACTCGAAGGCGTTATCAAGCTCCTGCCTGAGCGGCTTCGGAACTACATCGAAGTCGTTTCGGCTCGACCCGCACAATTCCAGATCACTCTACCAAATGCCCAAGAAACCCCGGAGCAGTAGCCCCGGTAACGGCAAGCCCAAGAAGAATGCCGATATCGACTCGCTACTCGACGAGATACAGAATAACGCCCTGCGCGAGCTGTCGTTGCAGCTCCCCGAGGTCCACCAGATCGCGGCCCGATCCGGCGTGGGAAGCCCGGTCTCTGACATCGCGTGGGTCGAACAACCCGTTACGTTTCACGAGTTTGTAAACGATCCGTGGCACATGGATCAGCCGCCTTTGGGAGATCGGCAGCGCCAGGATATCGAGACCTTTCTCGGCGAAGAACCGACGCAGATTTTCTCCCGGCTGGCATCCCATCTCGAAGGGGCCTTCCGCGAGGCGGTGCTTGTGTGGGGAAAGGGGGGCGGAAAAGACTGGATCTGCACGATGGTTCAGTGCTATCTGGTCTACCTGCTCCTGTGCATCAAGGACCCCCGGCATGTTCTCGGTCTTGCCCCTCACGAAGCGGTAGACATTCTCAATGTCTCCTATTCGGCGAAACAGGCTAACGAGGTCTATTTCACGAAGTTCCTCCAGCGTATCCTGCACTGGCGCTGGCTCCGGCATAACTATCCGATTGAGTTCCAGAGAAAAGTCATCAACCGGGAAGATCACCCTCATGCTCAGCTTCAGCCAGATGGGCAAAATTACGTTCATATTGGGGCTGATCAGGTGCGCTTCCCCCACTTGATCCGCGCCATCAGCGAGCACAGTGAGAACGAGAGCTACGAAGGGTACAACATCCTTTTTTGGGTCATGGATGAAGCGGCAGCCTTCCGTAACGCCGGGAAAAAGGCGAACGCCCACAAGGTCTACTCTACCCTTCGGACCTCGGCGGTAAGCCGGTTCCCGCAGCTATGGCGGGGGATGATGATCAGCTACCCCCGGAGTGCCGACGATTTCATCATGACCAAGTACGCCCAAGGCCAGGCGGACTCGGAGTGTTTCACCTCGCTCGCGTACACCTGGCAGGTAAATCCGACCAAACAAGAGTCCGATTTCGAGAAAGACCGGGAGAAGAACCCGGTCGAGTACGAGGCCAAGTACCGTTGTAATCCGCCCCCGCGTTTCGGGTCGGCATTCGACCCTCTAAACGTCGATGCCTGCGTGGATTACAGCCGGAAATCCTTGGTGAAGACAAAGCCCGCGATCATTTCCGCACGGGTAGAGGAACCCGGTACGGGAGTGGTATATCAGAGGCAGTTCGTTGGGAAATCGTTGACTGACGTGAACGTACACGATCTCGGAGAAAAGGCCCGCCCCCGTGTGTTTCACGTCGATGGCGGCCTGACGAACTGCCCTGCCGGGCTTGTCGTGGCTCATGGGGAACCAGTCATGGTTCAGGGTCAAGTCCTGAACAAAGTCGTGGTCGATGTCCTCTTGCAGTGGAAACCGCTGCCCTCGAAGCGGCTCCAGGTCTCGCTCAACAACATCGCGGCTTTCATCGAGACGCTTTCGCATCACATCACGATCGTCCGGGGGAGTTACGATCAGTGGAACTCTCAGTCGGCTCTGGAAGCCCTTTTCTTGGCGAATATCCCGGTCGAGAAGCACGATATCACGGCGGACGACTATGGATGCCTGGAGGGCCTCATTAACCTCGGCTGCATCGCTATTCCAGGGGATGACGAGACTGAGTGGGAGATCATTACCGCCGAGTTGAAGAATCTCGTCCGGTACAATGTCGGTAGCAGGATCCGATACGACATCCCGCGCGAAGAGGGGGAGACCACACGGGACGATTGGGGAGGGCCTCGGTACACCAAGGACATCGCGGACTGCCTCGCCGGGGTCTCGCGTCTCCTGAACGATCCCCTTATCCGGGCCGATGTCTCCGGGACTCGCGCGCCTGGCCTTATTGCTGGCCCGAGTATGAGTTCGCAGGGTCGGGGGCAGCCGATCAGCGCCCGGCGGGATCTCGCCAACCGGGGATACCTCCCCGAGAAACTTCCTGCCTCGACGTTCCCGACGGAAGCCGGGTTCATGGGGGCGCAGATGAATCAATCGTCGCGAGCCGCGAATCAGCATGTGCTCCTCACGGAGATCGCGGGGAAGATGCGTCTACGTGGCATCAACGAGCCGACGACCCGTAGACCGCCGAAACCGATTATCAAGTAAAGAAAGGCTGTGGTTGTCGTTGAATTGCGAGAACATAGAGGTCTGGCGTGCCTCGACGATTGGTGAGTTCTTTGATCGTCTGCTGCGAAAAGAGCAGGTGCTGCGCGCGACCGGAGCTGATCACCGATACCATTTCCAACTGAACTCAGTCTTCGAGCGTCATCCCTCGGTTGCCGTCTTTCTCGAAGAGGGGGAAGGAATCACGTCTGTCGTCATTCTGCCGATCCGTGCGGTCTTCGAGGATGAGGACCGGATGATCGATTGGGAGCATCGACGTTGGTTCTTCCCGATCTGGCGGCGGATGATCCACGACGGGAGTTTGGCGAAGGCGCTCGATCAGTTTTTCAACCGATGGGGAGCGGATTTCCAGGAGCTTCCCATCTTGCTTGCAGGGTACCGAAGGGAGCTGCTGAGAGTTACCGGGGGGCTGATGTCCGAGGCGGAGGGCCTTCATCTGTCCACCGGTGAATGGGAGCTAGAGAAGACCCAGGCCCGGATTCGCTCGATCACGGAAGGGGCTTCTCACCAGGCGACTAAGATGTTGTGGTGCAAGTTGTTCCATGTCATTCAGGGGTACATAGAGTATGAGCACGCCAAGAACGCTGACCACGGCGATTGAGAAGACCGACGTGGATCAGCACTTCAACGAGTTGAAACGACAGGTCTACAACATCATCGAGGCCAGTGTCCCACAGGGTCAGCAGAGGGCATCAATTCAGTTGGCGCGGACTGCGATCAACGACACGAGAATCACGATGCTTCGGTGGCTCGGCCTTGAGGCGGAAGGAGAGTATCGACATGCTGCCAGACGAAATCGGGACCCGCGACCCACTGAGTGAGAAACTGGGTGGATACGCGCCGAACGAGGAAACCCCAACCCATTTCTTGGGGCGAGAGGCGACGACCGGGGTGGCTCGGCAGCGCCTTGCCGCGAGGCTTCGGCACCGGGCGAAGGTGGCTGGCGTTCAGCCAGCCCCCCGTAAGAAAATGATCATCCGGGAGAAGGTTGCCCCTTTCGTGACGATCGCCTATGAGGTCGATAGCGAGAACGTCAACCTGACGCAGACCGAGCGGCCCGACGATGGCCCCGAGTCCTCGATCAGCGACATTCGCACGACGAGTCAGGTGGATCCCAGCGCGCCGATGTCTCCGGGACAAAAAAGCATGGAGAAGGGCAATCTCCCCTCGGGGGGAGACCTCTCGTCTCCGACGACCAAGCTCCCGAAGGGCAGCCAGCCGAAGCAGGAAGAGGCCCAGGAGCATGCGATGAGCGGCGGGCCACAGACCAAGCAGATGCCCCCGACGGGCCGGGCGGGATACTCGTCTCGGAGGCAAGCGAACGGCGAGAGCGGAGAGACCAATACCGGCGCTCCGATGAGCCACAGGGAATACTCGGAGAAGGTGTTGGGCGAAACCCCACCCACGCCGTGCTCGGCCAACACGATGACCTTCGGCGGGCGGTGCCTGAACTGTGGTTACGACCCCGAGATTCACGGGCCGAAGCAGGCGTCTCGGAAGCGTGCGACGATCGGCGAGGACAAGGAAGACGAGAAGGAAGAGCAAATGCCGATTGACCCGGACGAGTCAGTTGCGATAGGAAAACTGGCAGCGGCGGGTCCGGGACGGATCGCCAGGGAGGTCCTCAACCAGACCCCGATCAATTTCGAGGAACTTGCCTACGCGGTGGATCATGCCGGGGGTCTCGGCGTCATTGACTTCGAGATGTGGGGCGATCTGAATGACGCGGTCCAGGCGAAGGACGAGGAAGCGGCGCGAAAAGCCCTGGAAGCGATTTCCTCCGCATTCCCCGGAGATGAGAGCTACGAAGACATTTCGGAGAACAAGCAAATGGGTTCTCTGAAACGCGGGAGCGAAGAAGATGGCTTCTATCGTGCGTGATGGTCCGTCGAAACGGGCCGAAGAGTATCCATTCGATGAGTACCGGACGTGGATCGTTCGGGATAACGTTCTTTCTCGCCTCGAAGACGGCGAGGGTGAGGATGATTCGCCAGTCATCGAGCAAGTCCCGCGTCATCCGACAATCGAAGAGGCGATGCGACACGGACCGATGTACATGGTGATCATCTAGGTTGTTCGTTGCCCAAAAGGAGTGTGATTTGATGGCCGCAGCAGACCCGATTCGTCAGGAAATCGACACTATCGTCGAGGAGGTCATGAAGATCGTCAAAGCGTGGAACGGGAAACCGGACCTCACGTTTATCTTCCAGATGGCGGGAAGCCTCCCGCTGATCCTCTCGACCGGCGTCTACTTCCAGGCGGCTCCCGCGAAAGACAAGGCGACCTACATTGGGGAAGCGTTCGACGCCTTGACGGGAACCGATGAGCACTCGCTACTCAAGAACATCCCCTACCTGACCCCGCAGACGACCGAAGACCTCGCCGATTCGCTGAAGCTCGCGATCATCGAGGCGATCGAGAACCGTTACGGGCCTCCGCCCGTGACGCCTGCGTAGCGTCATGGAAGAGCGCGAAGTTCAAAGAGAGGGCGGGGCCGATTCGGCCCCGCTCCTCGATCTCGGTGCTACCTTCGGGACCGGTGAACAGATCGTTGATGAGCCGGAAAAGCCGGGGCAGGTGCAGAAGCGAAAACCCGGTGAGGAGCTTCCCCGGAAGGTAGTAGATACGCAGTCTGGAAAGGTCCTCGACCTGGATACGGGAGAAGTCTCAACGCCTGAGCTAATCGAAATCTCCGGTGTTCAGATCGATGCCTCTGAATTCGGGCCTGGGGGCATGTACTGGCTCCAGACGATGTACGAGCAGTGGCTTGCGGCTGTCCAGGAAGATCGAGAATCTACCTTCAGCATCGAAGATGAAGGAGGAGTCGATTCTTCGAGGATCATTGACAAACTCAAAATCCATTACCCGCGTCCTGAGTATCTGAAGCTCTTGAAGCACCGGCGCGTTCAGAACCCGAGTGCCAAGGGCACGATGTCGCAGGCGTACATCATTTGGAACCGCCATACGACGTTGGAACAGTGGCTCGCATGGACTGCTGCCACTCTACGTTGGCGAATTGATTACGAGATCGATCGTCGGCGGATTACCCTGGCGTTGAAAGAGTTGGATGTCTCGAACGCGAAGACGGCATGTGAGAACTGCCTGATCGCTGCCGAGAAATTCTTGTCGTTGAGTGAGCGAAGGAGATTGATATCGATATGAGCATGACATTCGTGATCCCGTCACGCTCGACACCGGAGTCTGAAGAAAAAGTCAAAGTCGCCATGTCATCGATCCGCAAAGTCCGTGGGGCCGATGATGAAATCGTCGTGGTCCGTGATTGCCCGTCTATGGCTTTCGCGTACAACGAGGGGACCCGCCGGGCGGCCAATGAGCGGATCGTTTTCATGCACGATGATGTCGAGTTGCGACCGAGCGAATACTGGTCGGATGCAGTCCTCGATGCGATCTTCCAAAAATGGCCCGTGGGATTCTTGGGGGTTGCCGGTTCGAAAGACATGTTCCCGGATGGCCGGTGGTATATCGACGGGAATAGAATGTGCGGGGCGTGCTTCCACGCGCAGATATTCGCCCCAAACCAAGCTGCCCCGGAGGGATCCACGAGACTCCCAGACGGTAGGCAATACCAAGAATGGTATACGGCCTACGGGGATTTCGGTCGGGTCGTTGTCCTCGATGGGGTGCTTCTCATCTCGACGAAAACTGTCCTTTCGAAGATCGGCGGCTTCGATGAGGAAACTTTCAAAGACACGTGGCATTACTACGATCTCGATGTGACGCTCCGGGCGCATCTCGCCGGGTTCCATAACATAACGGTCCCGCTTTTTATCTGTCATCTTAGTCCCGGAAGTTACAACGATAAATGGGCGCAGACCAAGGATGCTTTCCTTCGAAAGTGGTTCCCCCAACTTCCCGTTCTTCTCGATTTCGAACATGACTACACCGTCCAAGCCCTTAGACACATTCAGCTCGGACAAGCTGGACCTCCAGGACCCGAAATGGCGGGATAAGGAGGGGACAGCGCCCGAGGCCCCCGATGATAAGGGGGATTCTTCCCCGGAAGAAATACCGGAAAACTCACCCAAGGTGGAGTTACAGGGAGGATTCCGCCCGCCGTCGATTGTGACGGAGACGAGGATTCGGAACGTGATCGACCGCCAGGCCCCTGCGGACAGTTACACGGTTATCGTTGTCCAGGGGGACGATCCTTCGGTCGTCGCCAGCCAGATTGCCGCGTTGCGAAAGCTGTTATGCGAGGAGGAAACCAATGCCAAAACACAGTGACCAGGAGCAATTCATCCCGGCGAGCAAGATCGCGCGGACAGCCAATTACCGAAACGCGCAGGGGGAAAGAATCGGCATCCCACCTTCTCGCGTCCCGGAGACCGACGATCTTTTCGAGTTCTCGCTTGCCATCAGCGAGGGACTCCGCGAGGAAGGACCGCCCACCGGTTTCTACCGGTACGTGCTGGAACAACCGAACGGGCCACAGCAAGTGGCGAACCTCGGCCATGTAACGGCGCAGGCGGACGACTATTGGGAGCCGCCGATCGATGTCGCCCAGGAAGACCGCGAAGAGACCTCTGGGCGCGGTGCCGGGACGCCGGGCCGTGGGGTACCCGTGACGGATCGATACGGATACGAGAAGGAAGTAGGGGTAACGAGAGCGAAGCGGGCAGCTCTGATGCAATCGCAGCTTCGGTATCTGTGCAAGCAGGCCGAGGACTGTGTGAATCGTGCGCAGATCGCCGAGAATTCGGGGAAACAGGAGCTTGCTCGCCTCTTCGATGCGAAGGCCGAGAAGTTCCTCTCTTTGGCTGAGCAGAAGCGTCAGGAAATCGCTCTCCGCGAGGACTTCGAGACGAGAGGCTAAGCGATGTCGTTCTATGCTCACGCAAAAAAGGTGGGATTCGTCCAGGTCTCTCTCGCCAACGGAAAGTGGGTTCCAGGTTTTCGGACCATTCAGAATATGGGAGCCGCCCCCGTTTTCCTTGGACCGACCGGGGTGACTGTGAATACCGGTTGGCGTCTTTGCCCTGGCGAGGAGATCCAGTGGGATAATCTCAGCGTTGCCCCGGCAGATGAGGCGTTGTACGCCATCGCTGAACGGGGTCCTGTCTCGGGTGAACTCAGAATCCTAGATGCGAAAACTCCGTAGGCTGCTATGACACTCAAGATTTTCCAGAAAACGGTTCTTCCCCGTCGAACTTGTCTCTCCGGGGTCGGAGGGATCGGCCCGGCGACCCGCACAAGTTTCATGGTCGCGAATGTCGGTGCGGGATGTATCTGGTGTGGTGCGAGCGGCGTTAGCCCGCAGACTGGATACCGCTTACTCCCCGGAACCTATCTTGCGGTTCGGGAAGGGGACGGGAATTTCGTTCGCGACCCGTCCAGTTTTAGCTATGCGTATATCTATCGCTCGGGCGGATCCGGCGGTGGCGGCTTTCACAAGAATAATGTCTATGCAATCTGCTGTCCTGCGGTCACGGGGCAGATCGCGTTCCTTGAGTGTGATTAGGCGAGGAGGTTTTACGCGATGGCACTTTCGACGGCAAGAGTCTCGGTAACAACGACACAAGCTCTGTTGCAAGCAGGAATCACGCATACGACGCGGACCTTTATCCAACTCACGAATCTTGGCCCGCATACCGCGTGGCTTGGCCCGACCGGAGTGACAACGGCCAATGGGTTCCCCCTCTATGTGGGGCGGACGATTCGCTCGAACAACCTTCAGGGCCTCCAGAACGAGCAAATTTATGCGATCTCTGGCCCCACGGAGACCGCGTCTATCTGCGTTTTGGAGGCGTCATAATGGCTTTCGTCTCAAAGAGATATTTCGTGAAGCCTACCGCGACCCCGAACATTTTAACGGGCTATGTCACGGTTTACGGGGCATGGGTTGCTAATGTCGGGGCAACCCCCGTCTACTGCGGAACAACCGGGGTAACGGACGCGATCGGGATCCGACTCGCTCCAAGGTCCGTAACGCATTTTGAGATTCTTGATAATGCCACCAACGATATCGTGCGATTCATCTCTCCTACGGCTGTGACCGGGGAGATACGGGTACTTCTCGCCGACTCCGGCTAACAGGAGGTATAAAAATGTCAGATGCTCATGACAGTTACACGATTCCCGAAGGGGGAGTCTGTGGAGCGTTCAACACTCAGACGATTGCCGAACGGGATCGGCCTATGGCGCGGAAAACAGCAGGCCACACGAAGCTGGCCGCAATCGACTGGCAGAAGGCCCCGGACGACCCGTGGCAGAAGGTTGCGGAGGTTGTTGAGAACATCAACGACAGCTCGTATGTCCCGACTCAGGTTCTGAGGGATACGCTGGAGAAGATCAAGCAGCGGCATCATGGGGACGAGCCGACCGATGAGCAGAAAGCGAATGTCTCGCTCATCGAGAAGGAACTGAAGATGCGGGATACCGATCCTGACTATGCCGCTCGGCGCGAGGGCAGAATCAAGTAGGAGAAATCATGGAATACATCGCAGCTACTCCCGAGAGCATAGACGACTGGGAAAACGAACTTATCGTCCGGGATGATGGTGAGGACGGTTTCGAGAAACGTAGTCCTGACGAGGTCTTGGGATCGGTTTTCGTGGAAGGACACGACGAGCTTTACCATCCTCCCGAGCGTTTCCGGCCCAGCCTATTCGATATCCAGATCGGGTCCGTTGCCCTGGCGGCGAATGCCCTGTGGGAAGAGCTTCACACCGTCACCGGGGCGGTTCTCATCCGGCACATTCAGCTTGAACGTATCGATGTCGCGAAGTATTCTGCCCTGGACCCGTCTGTTATCGAGGAAGGGACGATTACTTTTCGCTGTGAAGTCGAGGCGACCTACCCGCAGTATCGGCGGGCTTCGATTACGGTCCCTGTCAGGATCGTTGATGGAGCGGCTTCTCGCGGGCTTTTCTTCTTGGGAGCCGGGGAGAGAAAACGGGTTCTCTCAAAGGAAGGTCTGGAACAGTATATGACGGTGAAGCCGTGGTTCACGATCAGCCGCCCCCCGGATGTGGGCTTGGCGGAGATCGACCGAGTCGTTCATACCGACTATCCGTCGTACATGCGCTCTCGATATACGTGGGACATCGGTTTCTAACCACAGAGGGGCATCGTGGATCGGATCGTCCGAGGGCTTCCGTGGGACGGGTTTCGAGAGAACAGGCCGAAACCCGACAAATTCCTTGCCATGCGTAATTGGAAGACAGTATCCTGCCCTAAATGTAGATGGGAGTGGCGTGTGTTGAGTCGATGCCGGTTCTGTTGTTGCCCGAGATGCTCGCAGGATTTCATTTCTGAAGAGCGTTGATGTTGAAAATTCTGCTAACCAACAATCATCTCTATCGACGGGGCGGGTCGGAGACCTTCACTTACGCGCTGGCCGAGGAGTTTGCCCGGCGCGGTCATGCCGTCTCTATCTTCACAATCGAGCCAGGGGTTCTCTCTCTACAGATACCGGCGACTGTTGTCGAAGAGCCAAAGGGAGATTACGATCTTATCCTTGTCTCTCACAATACCTGTCTCCCGCGAGTAAGCCGATGTGGAGGTCCGAAAGTCCTCACTTGCCACGGCATATTCCCGTCGCCGGAGCAGCCGACCAAGGGCGCTGATCACTACGTCGGTATCTCTGAGGAAGTTTGCACCCATCTCTCGCGAAAGGGATATCCGAGTACGCTCATCAGGAATGGGATCAACTGCCGGGAATTCGCTTCTCTCCATCCGATTCGGCAGAAGCTGAAATCTGTCCTCTGCCTGGCGCAGAGCGACAAAGCTCGTTCGAAAGTCTATCTCGCCTGTAAGAAGCTCGGTCTTGAACTCGCGATGGGCGACAACGAACCCAACGTGGTCCAGTGGATGAATCGAGCCGATATCGTTGTTTCTCTGGGCCGAGGAGCCTACGAGGCGATGGCGTGTGGTCGGGCCGTGTTGATCTTCGATGAACGATGGTATATGCCGAATCCTGGCGTAGGCGACGGGCTTGTTACGCGGGACAACTGGAAGAAACTTGCTGAGTGTAATTTCTCGGGGCGGGCTACGGGGAAAGTCTTCGAAGTAGAGGACCTTGAGAAAGAGTTCTCCCGTTATGAACCCTCGATGGGAACGGTCAATCGGGAGATCGCGGTTGAGAATTTCAACGTCGAGGGTCAGGTAGACAAGTATCTGGCCCTTGTTGGTATTCGGGAATGAGCTGACCAAGTTCGCGTTGTTGTTGACTGGGGGTGCCTCGATGATTACGACAAAAGGGTCTCATGATACGCTCGCCCGAATCGCCGAATTAATGCAATTAGGCCCGAGAATGTATTATCTCCGGCACGGCGGGGATTTCGCGATGATGATGGGCCACAACGATATGATGCACCACCACAGCCCCGCTTTAGCGAAAGAGATTCTGGAGTCTGTTCAAATAGATCATCCCGAGTGCATTCATTCTATTCCCATTTGCGCCCCTGACGAGCCGGGGATGGAGCGGATTGGGATTAGCGGTCAAAACCCTCCCAAAGGCCCCTACATTGGGATGATGAACAAAATCGAAGAGACGATGGTGCAGCGAGAATTTTATCAAGCGAACGCGATGACGTATCTCGCCGCTTGTGATCCGGCTTGTTTGCGCGCTTTCCTGGATCAGCATGTTGTCCGTGCCCCGAAAGTGTTCCTCGGGTCTCTCCAGCAGGAGCACATGGAGAAGCTGTTCGGGCCGATCAAGCACCACGTCTTGATCCCGCCCTGGGACGCTTACTATAGCATGGACGAATGGTGGCCGCTTTTCTCGGGAAAGTGTTTGGACCCGGAAGTCACGCTGATCCTAATCGCTGCGGGTTTAGCGGGTCGAGTCGTCGAGAAGAGACTCTGGTACGCCGGAGTGCATAAACACATCCTTGATATTGGGTCTTGGACGGACGCTTTTGTCGGGAATCAGACCCGTAGCTGGATTCGGACGGCCTACGCGAACAATGCCTTTCAGGCCGATAAGCTCCTTTATCAGCCGGTAGACTGATATGGCGTTGAAGACGGAAATCGTCATCGTGAAATACAACGTCCCGGACTACGAAGCGAGGACGATTGAAGCCGTTGCACGGCATACTCCTGGCCGCTATACGTTGACGGCGTATCAGAATGAAAAGGGTGTCGGACTCGCGAAATGCTGGAATCGGTTGATCGCTTGTTCAGACGCTGACTATATCTGTCTCCTGAACTCTGATACGGTCCCGGCGAAGAATTGGCTCGACTTGCTTCTCGAAACGTTCGATCTTCTCCCGAACGTCGGATGCGTATTCCCTTCGTCGAACAACTGCGCTGTGGGGATGATAAATGTCCCGTTCTCAATCGACGAGAAAAGTCTCGGGGCCATAAATGATTTCGCGGTCGGGTTACGGGATCGAGATGGAACCCGGATATCGACCGTCGAGGTGGGTTCGGCGACATGCTTGCTTTTCCCGAGATGGGTGTGGGAAAAAGCTGGCCGATTCGATGAAGAGTTTTTCCTCTACGGAGAAGATAGTGAGTTCACGCACCGGGTGAGGACTAAACTTGGCTTGAGCCTTTGCTGGCGGCATGCGGCGTATGTCCATCATTACAAGGCGAAGTCTGTCGGAAAGGCCATAGAAGCATTCGAGTTCGACTACAAAGAAGTTCGCAAGGAGGCAACCAGGCTGTGGAGAATAAAGACCGGAAAGGACCCGGAGACAGGGCATCAAATCCTGTGATTCGACCAGAGCCATTTCGCGAAAGCGTTCAGGAGATTCGGAGAAGAAATAAAGAGCTTGGAGAATTGGTGGCGGCACTGATCGGGGAATGGAATCGTCTCAAGAGAGCGAACCGACCCCTCGAAGACCCGCTTGTGCTCCTGATCGAGCGTTCTGCGGCGCGGGATTTTCTCGATTATCAACGTCGCGTTGAGGAGATCGAAGACCGTGGGGGAGATGCTGCTACGTTAGTGTGCGATCGGGAACTCATGGACATGATCCAGGAAGAGTTCCCTTGTCTTGAACATCGATCTGAAGGGCTTGTGCATTGAAGATTATCGGTATCACACGGGTCAGAAATGAGCAACCGATTATTCGTGAAACGCTCGATCACGTTGCAAAGCTCGTTGACGGAATCGTTGTCTATGATGACTGTTCTACCGATCTAACGTCGGCAATCTGTGCTGGACATTGGGCTGTCAAGAGGGTGATCCGGGGGGAAAGATGGGAAAGCCAGCCGTGGGAGCGTGCGCAAGCAGAGGGAAAACTTCGTCAAATCCCGTATGAAGCTGCTGTCGAGCTGGGCGCGGATTGGGTCTACTACTTTGACGGGGACGAATTCCTAGAGCCAGCGTTCCCCGGATCTCTAAGTAATCTGATCGAGGAATATCCGAGCGCGAAGGCTTTTCGTTTCCGGCTCTTCGATTTCTACATTACTCAAGAGGATATCGGCCTTCCGTGGCACCAGCGGCGGTTTATTGGGCCAGAGTATCGGGATATCTTGATGCTGTTCCGCGTTCATCCCGCGATCATCTTTCTCAACCGAGAGCCAAGTTGCGTTCTTCCGCCTATTCAAGTCGGTGGGGATGTCCGTCATTATGGCAAAGCGATCTCCGTCTCTCATTGGGAAGAGACGTGCGACTATTACATCAATCACCGTGGCGGCGATCTGCTCCCTCAATTCTCGGTCAAATGGAGAAACCGTCGTGGCCGGGCGGTTCATACAGAAAGCGATTTCGGTAATCCACTAATACGATGGGAGGAGCGGGCCGAGAAGGGTTTCCCGCTTCACGACCCGCCCGAGCAGTATGCGAAAGAGGTGGCTCTTGAGCGTATCAGGCTGCTGTAACGCAAGAATGATCGTACCGCACATCCGTTATGCCGGTAGCGAGAACAGCATCGTTCACACACCGGTCAATTTCGCTGCTATCGGCGCAAACGATCTCAGAACGACGCGAGAGGTGACCGTGTGCGGGCCTCTCGTTGACAAGAGAGAGAACAAAGTGATCGCCTCGAAAGCGATCGTATTCGGCTCTGACTTCAAGATGACTCATGACGACCTCCTTTTCCGAAATTGTAGATGCAAGATGGGTACCGTGTCGGGATAGGGAATCGTGAGGAACAACCGGGAATCATTGAGGACGTTGTCGTTGCAAAAAGAGGGATTGAGGAGGAAATATGCCAGTGTCGCCGTATGTTCTGGAGAGGCTTCAGACCTCGCTTTCGCAGGACCAGTTCGAGAAAGTCTTGGCGGCGACGAAGGTCAGTAAAACGCGGCCCAAGATCACGTTTATGGTCAGCCCGCAGCTTAACGCCTGCGACTATTATCGGGGCTACATGATCGCTCGCGAGTTGGAGAAGCACGATCTCTTCGATCTCCAGTTTGTCCACGGAATCGGGCCGAACGAAGCCTATGACTCGAACCTAATGGTCGTGTACCGGCCCAAAGACCCGTCGCTCATGAACTATACGAACAACCCGGCGGCGCAGAACGCATACCTCATGGCGGATTACGACGATGATGTTTTCAGCGTCCCTCGGGCGAATTTCCTGGCACCGAATTTCACGCCGCAAGAGAAGAACTTCTCGATGCAGATTACGTCCCGCGTCACCCAGTTGACCGTCTCCACGCGGCGGCTCCGTGATGTCCTGAAGTCGAATCAGCCACGGGTTTCCGTGATCCCGAACATGGTGGATTTCGATGCGTATTCGAAACTCTTGATGCACTTCCCGAAAACGCCGAATCCGCGTTTCCGCGTCGGATGGGCCGGGACCTACACGCACACCGAAGATTTGATGGGTGGGGGGCAGGTGTTTCTCAGAGCACTCAGCGAGTTTATGCGAAAGCGTAGAGACGTTGAGATGGTGTTCTTCGGGTTCTGCCCGGAGAATTTCATGAATGAGCACTGGGGACGAGTCGCATCAATCGACCCGGTGCATCTTTACCAGTATATGTCTCGACTGGCGCAGTTGAATCTTGACCTGATGCTGTATCCGCTGATGGATCATCAGTTCAACTACTCCAAGTCGAACATTCGCTGGCTAGAATCAAGCATGATCCATGTCCCGGTGATATCCAGCCCGATTCATAGTTACCGGGATATTGGCGAAGACCTTTGCATGACGGTGCCGTTGACCTATGAGGCTTGGTTCAATGCCCTGGAGCATGCCTATCTCAATCGTGATGATATGCGCGCTCGGGCAGAGAAATCACGAGAATGGGCGAGAGCACATTGGTCAATCCAGGCTGGATGGCCAGCCTGGGCGGCGGTCCTTGCGGCGGCAGCGACCGGCGAATTCGTCGCCCAAGATTTTACACCCCCGCCGTATCCTTCAAAGCAGAAGGGGGACAGTCATGCAACTCGATTGGACGTTTCTGATCAACATGGGAGTGGGCTTCGTCCTGAAGCACACGAAGATCGGGCCGAAAAAGATCACTTTCCCGAACTGGGCGATCCCCATAGCGAACCTCGTGGGGACGTTTGCGTTTGAGATTCTTGTGAACGCACAGACCGTCGAAGCTGCAATCGCCAAGGCCCTGACGAACACCCTGGCAGCTACCGGTCTCCATTCCGCGATCAAGAACCCCGTCAAGGTCGCGACTGGCAAGAATATCTAGTCCAGATTCCCCGAACAGACTACCAGCGAGTGCTTTCCTCCGGTGAGGGAAGCGCATGAGGACGATTGTCATGGCAAGTCGTTATGAGATCGTACCGGCGAGTTCTCTCCAAACGAACAAGCTGGACGAAGGTTTCCGCGAACTGACGCGGGGACGCCCGTTCAATCGTGTCATCAAGACTTCGGCACAAGGCGGGCAGAGAAGCCTGATGCGGGTCCCAACACAGGGAATGTCGCAGGGGATGCCCCGGTCGTTGCAGAAGTATTCGGCGATGGCAGGCGGATCGTCGTGGCGGCATACGAGGACCGAGTTCCTGGAGCCGCAGGTCCGCGATCCCTTGCTCTCTGCCAGCAACTTCTATCTGCCGACGGATCGGGTGATGATGAATGCCTGGATCCGCTACTTCGATCGTTTCCACCCGATTGTCGGGAACGCGATCGACATGCACGCGACGGTGCCGTTCTCGAAGTTCCAGTTAAAGGACATCGACGACCCTGCCATCCGGCTGTTCTACGAGGACATGACGACCGAGGTCAACCTCTTCCGCCGTATCCTGGAGATCAGCCGCGAGTACGAGCTGATCGGCGAAGTCTTCCCGTTTGCGTACTGGGACGACGAGATGAACGCTTTCAGCGAAATCGTCATCCTCAACCCCGATACCGTGGAAGTCATTGGTATCTACATCGCTGGTGAACGAACCTGGCGCTACGAGCTTGTGCCGGACCCGACCGTTGTGGCTTTCTTGCGGTCGGATAACCCCCTCGATTGGGAGATCGTGCAGGAGATCGATCCGGCGATCATCCGGGCCGCACAGACGGATACGAATGCCCCCCTTGACCCGTTCAACCTCTCGCACCTCGCGCGTAAGCAAAGTCCTTACGATGATCGCGGGGTCAGCATCATCATGGGCTGTCTCAAGGACCTGCTCTACGAGGAGCAGCTTTTGGAAGCTCAGTATGCGATCACCGGGGGTATCGTCCGCCCTCGTGAAATCTGGAAGCTCGGTATCCCCGGCGAGTACATGCCGACCGATGAGGACCTCATGGACCTCAGAAATTTGCTCGCCGCTTCCGAGTTCGACCCCAACTTCGCTCTGATCAGTCACCACGGCCTCACCGTGGAATTCGTCGGCGCAGACCGGCGGATCCTGCCGATCATCCCCGAACGGCAGCAGATTGAGGACCGTCTTCTTACCCGCCTCTACACGAACAAGGCCATCACACACGGGGAAGGCCCAACCTACGCGAATGCCTCGGTGGCGATGCAATTTATCGCTGCGCGATACGCGACGAAACGTGACTACATCACCGAGTGGATTCGAGACAAGGTCTTCCTGCCGACCTCGTTGGCCAATGAGTTCTACCACCCGCTTGCCCCCCACATGACCTCCGGCCAAGGGCCGTGGATGAGGACCTCGGGGCAACGCGAGCTTGTCATCCCCGATTTCCAGTGGCTTTCCCTCGTCGATCTCACCGACAAGGGCCAGAAACTTCAGTACGCGATGCAGCTTGCAACGCAGGCGCGTCTGCCGATGAAGACGATCCTCGATCTTCTCCAGATCGATTCGAGCGAGGTCGAGTTCTGGCTTGAAGAAGAAGAAGGGACCCGACTCGACGCGATTTACCAGTCTACCCGGAAGATGGTCCAGGAAGCCCGAGCGCGGGTTGAGGAAACGAAGAAACTCGCTCCCGGCGCTCCGGGTGCTGGTGGACAACAGCCTGGCGGAGCCGGTGGGGAAAAGAACACTCCCGAGGGGATCGCTGATGATCTCCGGCAGAAGTCTGAGAAGGACGAAAAGGCCCAGGAAAAAGTGCCCCCCCCGGTCAAACCGGCAGCGGAGCAGGCTCAACCGACGGAGCCAAAGACAGAGCCAGCGGTGCGCCAGGGCGCAGTGGTGTTCGGCCCTTTCGATCTGAAGCCAGGGGAGAACATCTTTGCCGGTGCGGAAACCCTGGAAGGCTCTCTCTTGGACATATTCCGCATGGGGCCGCCCGACAAACCGCCCAAGACCTAGATGCCATCTCCCGAGAGAGCTGGCAGAGGCGTCTTTGGTTCACGAACATCGGCAACTCGTCTCGGAAAGTCATCATCGACCTGGAAAATCGGTTCCTTGACCTCCACGCGGTCAAGGCAGAGGACTTCGTCTCGAACCTGGTGTCGGACTACGAGGCGCGGGGCAGAATCGATCCTGAAGCGATTTCCAGGGCACTCACCACGCACCTTGAGGGCCTATCCGTCTCCGGGTCCGATTTCCTTCAGAAAAGCCTAGAAAGTTTACATCATAATTCACTCATCGATGCCCTGAACCGGGCGGGATTCCGGCGCGAGGTCCGCCGGATGTCGAAGCAGGCCCAGACAGCGGGGGAACGCGATGAGCAGCTCCGGCGTTCGTTCGATATGGCCTTCCGCAGTGTCACGTCGCTGCCGGATGAAATCGTCGAGCGGATCCGGTCCAGGATTCTCAAGAATCTCGAAGAGGGCCGGGGTAGCACCGAGAAGGTACTCCGGGCGATTATCCAAGAGGAAATCGAGGGCCTCGGGGAGATGGACCCGGTCTCCCTGCGCAAGGCGATTCGGAAAATCTGGGACGAGACCAAACGAGACCTTCAGCGCGTAATCCGGTCCGAATCGATCAACGCCTACTCGCGGGTGCAACTCAAGGAATGGGCCGATCGCGGCATCAAGCGTGTCCGCCGGAAGAGCATCGACGATGATCGAACGTGTGCGATCTGCCGCGAGCTTTCTCGTCCGGGGACGAACATCTACGACATCGAGGCGCTCCTGCGTCTCGACTACCCTGTCAGTCAGGACCCCGACACCGGCGAGTGGATGACGCATCCGAACTGTTTCTTGCCAGGCACGTTAGTCAGAGGGGATTTTGTGGCTGGAAGCCGGGCCATCTATAATGGCCCTGCTCGGGAGATACGGACGGCGAGGGGTGAATGTCTTCGCGTCACGCCCAATCATCCGATACTTACCAAGAAAGGATTCGTCCCCGCGAAGGATCTCGGGCCAGGCGATAATCTCGTTTGCTACAACGCTCCAGAGAACAGGCCCGCTTCCGTTGGCCTGAGTACAAACAATCAGCAAGAACCAACCCGAATCGAGGATGTATTCCATACGATCCGAGAGATGGCGAAGGCGGCCCATCGCCGCCTTGATATTACTGCCAAGGATTTCCACGGCGACGCGAGTTTCTTCGTGGGCGAAGTCGAGATTGTATCGCTCAATGGGGAGCTGAGAAACGAATCCCTTTCCTTTGAGCCAGTCACCGAGGAAGATTTCGTCTTGGGATCGGTTGCTCTGAAGTCGGAAGCGAGTGATCGCACGCTGCCGATAAACGTCGTCGGTGTGGCACCCAGCGATTTGACGTGCTCGAACTGTGGGCGTCATCTTCGACCACTTCAATCTCTCTGCATCGGACTGCCCACGGAGATCAACGCCTTGTTCCTGGAATCGGTGGGCCAGGGCAAAGCGTCCAATGCCCGTAATCTTCGAGAGGGTATTGAGAGATTCCCCGGCGTGGTAACGAGTGATCAGGTTGTCGAGATCCTGGATTTCAATTTTTCTGGTGATGTTTATGACCTCCAATCTACGTCGGGTTACATTGTAGCACAGACTGTCGTTGCTGGAAATTGCCGCTGTTGGTTCGAACCCTTGATTGACGATGTCTGGTCGGAGCTTGAGGGGATGGAGGCGCAACTCCTCGCAGATATCACACGGGGTGAAGCTACTGCCCGAGATGTTCCGATCGATTCTCAGAGGACGGTGGAGAAGGCGCTTCGAGAACACAAGAAGGTTGAGATGGACGTGCGCTTCGTCCCGAGGATTGTTGACCTTCCCGAGTGGCAAGCTGTCCGGCGTGAAGAGTTGGCCAGCGATGTCGGATCGGAAAAGGCAAAGGTTCTCTTGCAGGGCGAGATTTTCGCAAACGAAGTCGTTGAGTGGACAGACTCCGATACGGGTACCCATTATGTCGCTTCCCAGGCTCAAGAAATCGAGCACGTGAGTACGCCGATCGCGCGTGCCGCAGCCGAGAAGCTGTGGGATGGCGGGGTCGTGCCTCATGCTTGGGTCGCGACTCGATACCGCGAGAAAAAGGCATCTCTCAACGCGACTCTCGAAGTCGAGGGCTACAAAATCTACGGTGGGCAGCCTTTCCCGAACGAAATCGCTGCGCAGAGTGTCCGCGACTATTTCGTTGAAAGTTATAGTCTTTACGTCGTCCAACCTTATATCCTGGAGACCGCCGACCCCGAGATGTACGAATGGCTCCGCGTTGAGGTCTTTGGCGGGCGGGAGTTCATGCAAAGGGGTGGGATAAAGTAGTCGGGAACTATAATAAATCTTGACAAATCCAGAGCAGTGTGGGAAAATCGTTCTCGTGTCGTATACCAGAGGCGGTAACGTAAGAGGCCAATGATGGCGAAAGTCTCGAAGACGAATAGTCGGCTCCGTCGTGAACTTCAGCCTGTCTGCCGTGAGCTTGTTCGCGAGTGGGAACAGCAGGGATGGACGATTCGGGAGCTTTCGCGGGCCGCTGGAGTTAGCCACGTAACCCTTCACAACATCAAGCGAGGCGGGTTACCAACGCTGATTATACTGAGGCGTATCGCAATCGCCCTGGAAATCCACCCGAGCGTGTTCTTTCGAGAGGTGGAAACGAGATGACTCGCGGCTTGATGAACGCCATCCTGCTCTGCTCATTGAGTCTCGCCTTTCCGCAGAAGGTTTCTGGAGGCGAAAAGCACAAGCCTATCTATGTCGATCCTGCGGGATGGAGTATTACCCGCGCGAAGCGGGCGGATACCTACGTCGAGCCATACGTTAATGCGAAGATGGATGGTGGCCTGATCTGGAAGCTGTTCGATTCCGTTGACGGATTCGCAGTGATGGAGTACCTCTACTCGCATGACCCTTCACAGTACGTTCTCTTCGCCATCTCAATACCTGACGATATCGTCCTCGATTGGCAGGAGAATGCTGTGATCGAGATCGACGCTATTTGTAACGGGGACACCACGACCTTTCTTTCTACGCAATTCATCTTCGCGAATTCTAAGACTATTCTCGGCCCGACCGGGACGCTGAATCTCCCTGGCGATAAGGTCTGGCTGAGCCGGAAGCTCTATCCGAATGACGATGGGGAAGAAAAGCTAACGCAATTTGTGGGGAACAATCATGGCTACCTTGCCACCGAGAGTGGGGAAGTGATGATGTTTACCCGTTTCGAGTTTGGGAAATCTTACCCGAAGCGGATCGCGTCGTGCCGCGTGAGCGGCATTACCCCTATCAAAAGGAGGGTAGAATGAGAAAATCCATTCTACTCGTCGTCCTGCTCGCCCTCGCGCTGTCTGTGACCGCGACGATCGCTGCGGGACCGACCGATGGCCCGAACTGCCGCGCGTGGCTCGCCAGTGGCGGATACGCTGTATGGGCGGCTCCTGGCTGCATGATGGAAATTTTCTTTTACTACAGCGGATGGCCCGGAGACGGCGACGATCTCGGCGGATAGACGAGCAAATCGGCCCGATTGCGTGGGCAGAGGGCGTTGAGAAGGTCCCTCCTTATCAACCCCCTGTAACGCGACACCCCTCTGCCCACATATTTATCATGGCTGTAGTCTTGACGATCCTGTTCGCTTTTCTCTTGCTCCATCCGGTAGAGAATTGCGGGAATCAACGGGGGTGGCCAGATCACAAGAAAATGTGGGTGTGGATGAATTTGGTTTTTCTTCTCCTGGTGGTACCCAAATTCGTCTGCTTGCTGCTCGTATCTCTGAAGTGGTGGGTCCCAAGATGAACGACGGGATGAACACGCAAGATGGATTCAGAATTGTCCACCTGATCGGTGGGCCGAGTAACGGGGAAGAATACGCGATCCCGGAGGATGTCATCGTCTTCGAAGTCCTTGAAGGGCAGCCGTCACCTGACCAGATTCAGGCGATGATGCGAGGGACTCCCGTTGAGTGGCGTCATAAAAACTCTCATTATGAAATCGTGCCTTCTCCGTTCTCCGGGGGGAAGTGTGTCGGTCTGTATACGGAGAGCGCAGAGGAGAAATTAGCCAAGCAAATCGTGGAAGACGGGGCCGCTGGTAGCCGCGATGACTTGTGAGAGCAGAAGACACTCGATTGGTCATCTGGTGGCCCCGTTACTGCCCCGAGTATACCATGACTTTCTACCTGATCGAAAACATAGATGACAAGGTTCTGGTCGGCGTCCTGATTGAGTCGAAAGAGGGCGTCGTCCATGCCCGGTTGGCCGGTGATGAGGGCACTGATGATTCCGCGAGGATTCTCCCGTCGTTGCTGAGACGGATGCCCAAGCATGGGTTTCCGGTCGAGAAAAAGAGGGGAACGGGTCGGGTCATTAGCTTCGTGAGGCCCGGCCAAACCGGGTTCGTCAATGCCTGGCTGTCGTTGCTGCGGCCCCCGCTTCGGCTGCAAGCATGGGGGACGGCTGGCACTACACCTCGGGGAGAGTCTTTGGGCGCACCTGATGCAATCACTGCGGATATCTGGCGTGCCTTCGGGAAAGGTAGCGAAATGCCCGAGCACAAACTGTTGCCCTTGTCGTGAAAGGTGTATTCATGGAAAAAAGAGAGGCTCGAACTGTGGACGAGGCGGTTGCACAGGAAAAGCTCGCTCAGGAGAAACGCGATCAAGAGATTTCCGATGTTTCCGATGAGATTTTTGAACACAGAGTAAGGAATCCTGATGGGCATCTTGACTATTACCGTGCGGAGATTCTTTGGGAATTGCGGGAGATACGTCATCTCCTGGTCGGAATGATTCGCGTGACTCGGGGGATTTTGGACGTTGCCGAGGACGTGGATCCGGGAAGCGAATTCACTGACGACGAACTGGGGATATAGATGGAAGAACTCCCGAGTGGAGTGTTGATTGTTGGGCATCGCTACGCACGACTCGACGTTGTTCATGGCGTTCTCAAGGCGATCGGGTTGGAGGTTGGGCTGGGCCATCTCTTGATTGATGGAGGAGTCGGGTCGGATTACGCGATTGAGAGCAGTGAGACCAGGTCTCACGAGGAACACGGGAAGCCAATCGAGTTGTTCAAGTTCGTTGGGCATGCCGTCTCAGACCCACTTGCCGCACTCAATAGCATGTCCTTTAGTCCCTTGCCCGTTGATTCGCTTCAACGCAGAGCCAATCAATCTGAAATCATCCGTGAATATGCTGATGTGGTCTGCGACTCTGCCGAGATTTCCGCGATGGTATCCTGGTACGGATGGAACAAGAAGTGCGAAGCACGTCTGGCCCAGGTCGCGAAAAAGGGGATTCTTATCCGCCGGTTCCAGGTGGAGGAGCTGCTGTGGGCGCAAGAGGTCGCGCTCGTTCTCGGCCTTCCTTGGGATGCCCGAGTGCGGACCCGAGTGTTTCACGGCTTCAACGAGACGATGAAGAACGAGTCCCCCATTACGCGCGATCACGATTGGGAATATTTCTACAACTGTGCGAGGGAACTTGGTCAGGTCCGCATCTTCAGAAATGTCGTCGAGATGGCGCAGAATTACGGTTACACGGATTGCCCGATTTCGTTGGATCAGATCGCGAACCCGGACAAGGGATGAAGACATCGAATCCGATCCTTTTTTACGCGGAGTATGGCGATATGCGAAAGATCGTCGCTAATCGCCTCGGGAATTATCGAGATGACCCAGAACATCGCAAGCAGTATGAAAAGTGGGAAGACAGGATCCGGTTCGAAAGGCCCACTGTCTATCGCCACATGCTCCTCTTGTGGATCATGAAACCGGGCGAATTCCCGACTCCGGTTTTTTCCCGTCATGTGGGTCTCGCGACCAAGGCTAAGATCGAAAAAATGCGGATGAGGGAAGAGCAACTGACCAGATATCTTGGCTATAACTCTGCCCCTCTCCTGCGAGGACCCCGATGGAGATAGAGATGCCGATGGATTCTGTGATCATCTTCTACGCGACGTTCAAGGATGTCGCTGATCTCCTGCTGAAAACGTTTGTGGAGGATGGGCCGGATGAGAAGACCGCATGTGCTCGCCACCTGTCGTGGAAGGCTCTCGTGTATCGCGCCGGGGGGAAATCGGTCGCGATGCTCTCCGCGCCTTCCAGGGGAAAGATCCCGTGGTATCTGAGACCAGGAAGACTCCCTATGCCCTGCTCGTTTATCCCGGAGTCGATTCCGGTCATAACTTCGACTCAGAGCCGCGAATCTTTTGCTGGAGGTTTCCCGATACAGTGGGTACGGCACGGGTAGCCCCCCCGGCTCCCCGAAGTGAGCTTGAGCTTCTCCCCCGATTGGACTCGGGTGCGTTTAGAAAATGGATACCGTGGATACCCACCAGAGGAAATTGACGGACCCGGATAACCCCCTCCGAATGAAACTGGTCGGGGGGCCATGTAGCGGGTGGATGATCTCTCTCGTGACTGATGTCAGCCGGGGGGAAACGATCTTCGTCCGATCGTCCACCGCGTGTTCGGAATACCGTGTTTCCCCGCTTGCCTCGTGCAGCGAGAGTGAAGTCGTGCGTGTTGCGGTGTGGGTTCGCGACCTCGAACCCGGCGAACTAGAGATGCTCGTGCAGGAACAGAGGGCGGAAGATGCGGGGCAGAGGATCGAATAATGGGGTTTCAAGATGTCCTGGATATAGCGCGCGCCAACCGTGCCGCGACGACGATCCCGAGCCGTGCATTCTCGGAACGGTGTCGCATTACGATGGCGTTCTGTTATACCTGTGAAGAGATGCTCTTCTATGCCGAGGATGTTGGCTGGCATCATCGTCGTCATCCTGATCACGAGATACGAAACACCTTCAACGGGGCCTTGATCCTTCGGTAGTTATGCTCGATAAAGGAATCAGAATTGTCGTCTCCAGGGACGGGGGTCACAATACGCGGATCACCGATATCGCGACCGGAGAAGAGATCAAATGGGTCCATTCTTATGAACTCAAAGAAAATGCTGGGGGGATATCCTGCCAAGTTAGTCCTTGTCTTTGTCCCACCGCAGATAATTGCTGAAGTACCACCGGATGTCGTGCGGACAATTATCGCGGGAGTACAGTCACCGACACCAGAGGAGGATCAGTCATGATGTTCGGAGCAATCAGTGCGAGCGGAGGTTTCGTGTACGGCGCGATTTTCGGGGCCGTCTTGGGCTTCATCGGGACGTATTTCTGGATGAAGACCAAGGTGGAAGCTGCCGCCGATAAGTCTGCTGCGGCGAAATCGACCAAGGGTACGAAGTAGCAAGGAATCGCCCGCGCCGGGCCAAGCCTCAGCCCCCTGACGCATGTACCCAAAGGGCTGTCCTATCCGGCGCGGGCTACTTTTCGGCATGGAGTCCCTGTTCAATTACCTGTTGGTCTTTTGCCTGTTTGGGATTGCAGTCGGCTTTTCCGTGCTCACGATATGGGAGCGCCACAAACGGTTCAGGCTGAACGATATCGATATACCGAATGTGGAGAAATGGACGCATTACACCACGACGCAGTCCGAGGGCGCGATCGGGATGCCGAATCCCGATGAGTTGACCGGGATCCGGCAAGGGGAATTCGATTGGGCTTTACCTTTGAACTCACCCCGCATAACGATCAGCACCGAAGAGATTATCGAAGCGCAGTCTCTAAGGCACCAACTAAGGGGAGAGATGGCGCAGGTTAGGGACCGTATAGGGATGATGCAGGAACGAATCCGGCTGTTGACGGATTCCCCGCCCCCGCCCCTCTCTTTTCCCTCATTCAAAACGAGAACGGTTCTCTGCTTTGGCTCGACGTGCCCTCGCTGCGGATCGATTGCATGGATGCAGGGGCTTGAGCAAGGCCAGTCCGGGACGGTATGCACCCCCTGGACATGCCTTTCTTGTGGTGGCTTCTATCCTGAGCCGGGGAAACGTGTTCAGTAACCTTCCGTGGGATGCGTTTCCCGCGCGGTACCTTACGCAAGAGGTCGATGCTTTTCTGACAACGTTGCCACATCCTGCGGTGACGATCATCGCTCACGGTCGGAGATGCCCTTCCTGCTCGGGAGAAATCTGGATTGGCGATGAATACTGCAAGCCTCGGAATTATCAGGTTTGGCGGATGAAATGGGTATGCGCTTACTGTCAGAATCCCCATCCCGATTATCAGATTGAAGCCTGGTCACAGAATCACGATCAGTGCGTGATTGCTGCGATCAGCACCAAAGGAAAGGTCATTGGAGAGATCTCTGGCTCGTTTCTCAACGACTTCATCCACTATTGGGCCGCGCGAAGCCAGGCGCTTCGCTCGTATCCTTTCCCGACAAGATCCTCTACAGCGAATACGTCCTACTTCACTTTGGAGTAAAACAATAGGAGGTGGTTGCGATGGCTGCTTCTGCCACGCAAAAGCTCATCGCTATCCTGGCAGCCGCTGGTGTTCCTACTATTCTGATCGCCGCGCTGCTCGGAGGGTTTCTGACCGAACAATGCCCGCCCTCGGGGCCGATGACTTCCGCAGATTCGGTTCTGAGTCAGATGGTAACCCATTTCGAGGCGGATACCGCTTTCTCCATGAAGGCGTTCCCGGATGGTCAGGGTGTGTGGACTGCGATCCGCGCCTTCGATAAGGACGGATTCATGAGTGATCCCTCCGAGGCACAGTACGTCTTCAAAACTTCCTACCGGCTCTTTTTCGCCTCGGACTCGGATAGCCTACTCTGGTGGTGGCCTTTCTTCGAAGGTGGCGGGACAACGCTGAAGGACATTAAAAGAGGTGTCCTCGGCACGATGGTCGGAGGCCCATTATGGACCAGCAGGAACGCGCCCAATGAATTCGCCATGATGTTCGATGGCGTGAACGACAAGATCGCTTTGCCGCCGATCGATGCGGAAGGCACGAAACTCAGGATCGAGCTGTGGGTCTGGCCCGACACCGCGCCGGACGGGGGTAGTGCATATCTCATCTTCAAGGGGACCGGGACCACGAGCCAATCGCAAATCATCTGGTGTCTGTCGCAGTCCAACAATACCTCGCTCAAGTGGCGGCTCAAGACCGGGACGACTACCGGCGAGGTCCTGGCCAACAATGTGCTTACCCTCCGTACTTGGCAGCACGTGGTGGCGACCTATGACGGCAAGAAAATGCGCCTCTTCGTCAACGGGATCCTCAAAGGCTCGACTTTCAAGAATGGGAATGTCGTGATCGACAGGGCGGTTGCCGTGACCATCGGCGATGCGACAACTGGCGGTAAACGCTTCAAGGGGAAGCTGGACGACGTGAAAATTGGGAGAAAGCTCACGCCGTAAGATAAAATTCAATCGAGTTATCCACAGCTTTTTTCGAGAAATGGGCTGAAAACCCGAATTGTAGGTTTATACCAGCCCATAGTATGGAGGCGTGACCTTCATACCGCATCTTGTGCCTTCAGCAAGCGCCCCCCCCCCTAACTCCTTGAAAGATTACGAGATGAATCCAGAACAAGTCGAGGAACGCCGTCGCCAGGGGCAAGAACGCTGGGTCGATGAGTGGGTCGCTCCTCGGCTCTTTTCGGGGGCCAAGGTGCTCGATATCGGGTGCGGCGGCGGATGGACTCTCAGGAAGCTGCGTGAAATCTCCGATCAACGCCAATTATGCCTGGGCCTTGAGGGAATCGACTCCGATTTCGCGTCTCTCAATTCCAAGGCGGGCGGGCAGAATATCATGATCGGCGACATGCACGACTTGCCTCTCACGTGGGAAGATACGTGGGATTTCATCGTCATTTCGCACACCCTGGAACATTCCCACATGCCCAACGTCGCCGTAGGAGAATGGCGGAGGGTGACCCGGCCCGGTGCCCTCGCGCTTGTCGTCCTTCCGTACCCGGATGTCTATCGGAACAACCCTCAGCACGTGGGGCGTTTTATCATCGGGACATCCGTCGAGGATGAGGGACGAACGGTAGAAAAATTCTTCGAGTTCGCTGGATGGGAAGTCCTCAACAAACGCTTCGACGACTTCCGCGAGCCTGAAATCTGGCTGGAGATGAAAAAGGCGATCTGAGCCAGACACACTTGATCCCCCTGCACGCATAGTCGGAGGCCCCGATGCCCTGGACGCCGAATCCCGAGAATGCCCGGCGCAATCGCCAGCGGTGGTTAGCGAAGCACTATCCCCGAGCGGCGGAAGCTCACCCCGTCCAATCTAGGGGCGGGATCGATGACTTCCTCCCCGCGCGCCAGGCGAGTTGGTATGCGAACGAACTCCTCCCCCTCCTCCAGGATCTCAAAGAGGAAGGCTATACGCTTGAATCCCGCGCCGATGTCGCGGAGCTACTTGACCAACGTGCTGAGTACACGGCGGCGAGCTATGTCCGTGACCAGATCAAGGATCAGGAGTGGAGCGAGTTCCTCGACATGACCAGCCTTGCGGCTCGGGTCCCCACGACCCCGGTCCGGGAGATCGCCGAACGCGCCGAAGCCTTCGGCCTCAATGTCGCGAACCTATGGGATTCTGAGGACCGGCAAGGGGGCAAAGTCGAGTTCAACAACGATGTCGCCAAGGTGAACGAGTTCGTAGGTGTCCTCCGGCGAGAGTATCCAGGGCGCGTCTTCTCGGTCACCACTAGCCGATACAACGTCCCGATCCTGTGGGTGTCGAATCAGGGGATGACAGCAACCGCAGCCAACGCCGACTGGCAGATGCAGACCGTCAAAGAGATGATGGATGCCAACGGCGCGAGCGACCTAGACCCCCGGCATGTGATGGCCTATGTGAACGTTGGCCTTGAGAACCGTCAGGATGGCCTGTTGCTCTCGGATATGAGCACCTCCCAGATCGAGGCCGAAGTCCTTGTGTCGATCGAGGCCGTCCGAGAAGACCCGGCGCAAGCCGAGAAGGTTGCGCAGAGTTATGGGTTGTGATCCGATGAAACCGTTGACTGGTGAGGAGATACAGAGCTTCCGTGACCGTTGGAAAGCGGTTCACCGGTTGCGGACCCGTGAACCGGAGGAATATCGCGCGCTCCAGGTCGAGGCGCTTACCCGCACCGCCGATGAAGAGGGCGAGTGGTACCCTTTTTTCGCCGCGAAGCTCTTGAACTGTAGCCCGGAAGTGATTGGCAATATGATACATGCCTACTATCCGTCGAAAGTGAAATTCTGCGTAAAGCGCGCTCACCGGTATGCGCCAGACATCGACCGCTTCGGCGTCGCCGCCGGGAAACAAGTCAAGTTACTACACCCCGAGACGCTCGATCTCCGGGAGACCAAAAAGGGAGGGCCGAGATGACCGACGAACTCAGTCTCAACATGACGCGAAAATTCAAACCCATCCACCTGCCGGTGGATAGCCTCGTGACCGGTACCCCCAAACAGTACCGCGTGCCGATCTTCCACGATCACGACAACACCACGACCAGTGGCGGACAATTCGTCCAGGCGATCTGCGACCGGGACCCTGCGGGTACCCTCGTGAGCGGCAAGGGCACCTTCATGTTCAACCTGCCCAACGCGATCTCCGGCTGGACCCGTATCCAGAAGCTCCAGATGTGCCTCTACACCAACCAGTTCTACACCAACACGGGCAGGACGCTCAGTGGCGAGCCATTCAGGATGCGCTATCACAAACGCCTTTCGACGCCCAAGTACAACCACCCCGTCACTGGCACCCCCGTCATCACCGGGTACACGCGGACTTGGATTCAGGATGTCGTCAGCCTCTCCCCGGAAGGCGAGGGCATCGGCGGGTTCGTCAACACCGGATGGCATCGGCTCTCCACGTACAACCGGGGCGTGCTCAACAGTTGCCTCTCCGGCGCGGTGGCAGGAAAGCGGAACATCTCCGTCAAGATGGGCGTCCCCAACCAGGCCCAAACCCACGTCATGTGGTGGAACGTCCGCTCGATGGAGTTCAAGAAAGACAGAGACACCGGCGGCGGGAAGAAACCCCACATGATGGCCGCCACGATGGATGCCGGGTGGGGCGCGTATCTCGTCCTTACCGCCGTCACCGGCTAACCCCTATGTGCTCGTCATTCACGGAGGAACAGAAATGACCGATGAACTCAACGAAATGGTCAAGAAACGGATCAAACCCGTCAACTACCCGCCGGATGCGACGGATGTCGCCACCTCGCACCAGATTCGCATCCCGATCTTCCACGACCATACGCGCTACCAGGCCGGGACCCCCAACTACGCAAGCGGCGATATGTTCATGGAGTCCATCTACGCAAAGGACCTCGGCGGAAACGTCACCAGCGGCAGAGCGACCATGATCTACAAGCTGCCGAACAACTGCTCCGCCTGGGTCCAGATCACCAGGTTCCAGTGCTTCTGGTTCACCCAGTCCCTCAAGGACGATGGCGGTATGGGCCTCATCGCCCCTGCTATCTACGTCAACTACATGAAACGGACGCCCCCGGCCACGTTCAATCCCTTCACCTCCCAAATACCGCCCGAGGGCGAAGGCGTCCCCGGCCTCGCCGTGATGGGATGGCACAACGGCTATACCACCGCCAAGACCATCACCAACAACTTCATCACCGGTGCCGCCGCAGGCCACCGATACATCTCGGTCAAGCTCACAGGCATCTACCGGGTCGCCAACGGCCAAGAGTGCAAATGGGTCCAGCGTACCCAGGAGTTCAAAAAGGACTCCGACATCATCGGGAAAAGACCCCACCAGATGGCCGCTTCCCCGATGGATAGCGGTATGGCCCCCTACCTCGTCCTGACCGCTGTCACCGGATAACCTAAAGCCACCTCAGTAAGTCGCGGCGATGGGCCAGCTCGATACCCCTGGCCCATCCCGCGCCGTGGCTCGCCCCTCTTGGGTTCGTTTCTCCCGGAGTATCTCCCATGCCAAAACGAGACCCGTTCGATCGCCTTCATGCTGGAGCCGATGACTTCCTCGATCAAAACGATATCGATCGAGAAGTCACCGCTATCCGCCGCTCCCACATCGCCAAACGCTACATCTTCCAGGAGTGGGTCGGCGACAAGATCATGGGCGGCTACGACCCCACCAAAGTCAAAGACGGCGATGTCGTCGAGACCGTCCCCCACACCCAGCTCGGCCCATCCGTCCCCCGGCCCCCCAAGCACCTCACCTACATCAAGAATTCAGAAACAGGGGAACTTATCGGACTTATCTCATACGATTCCCTCAAAGAGGCCCGCAAACAATCACACGTCCTGCAACCGAGGAAAACAATCAGGGCCGGTTTGACCCGCACCGCCCAGGACTACCAGGGCCTCGAAAACCCGGCCCCCCAACTCATCCCCACCGATATCTGGAACAGCGTCGGCCCCCTCGTCGCCCGCATCGGCGAACAGAACCGCTGGCTCCGTATCCACGCCAACTCCCTCGAAAAATTCGAGATCATTAACCACGAGATGATGACCTACGCGGCCATGACCACCGCCATGAAGTTCATCGAGCGCCTGGCTGCCGTCCACATCGAGGTCACCGGCGAGCAGGCCGACGAGGCCGAGCAGCGCCTGCGGAATGCGGGCCTGGCGGTCACCCGGTCGGCGGTCGGCGGCGAGACCGAGTACGAGCGGTTCGAGGTGGACACGATGGGCCTCGGGTCCGGCGCGGTCGGGAATGCGCTTCGCGGGATCCCGTGGGGGATCGTCCGGCAGGCGGCGAGCGACGATTTCCAGACGCTCTACAACGAGTACAACAACAAGGCGTCGGGCATTGTCGGGCCGTATTGGGAAGGTTGGCCGGAAGACAATAAGATACCGAAGGTTATCGATCTCGCGATGGGGATTTGCGAGGCGGCAGGCGCGGATGAGATGGCGGACCTTCTACGGCAGGATGCGACAGGAGACGAAGCGGCTCGACAGCAAGGGCACGCGGCTGGCTGGGGACTCGATCCAGCGAAGGGCGCACTTCTCGCGTTTTGCGTGCTGCAAGACGTGAACGCGCACGAGGTTGCGAAGCCGCTCTTCGATTGGGCGCGAGCGCAGTTCGGGGTTACGGGGGCGAAGCAGGCCCGGCTCCTCCGTCTCGCGCAGGCCGACTACGACGAAGTCTACAAGCGTATCGGTCATCTCTACAGCCAGATCGCGACGAAGCACGAGTGGGTAATCGACGAACTGATTTGGGTCGCGATTGGCATGGTCGAGCAGGCGGGAGTCACCGCACTCGGCAGCCATTTGCGTAATGCGATGCCGGTGATCGATGAGTCTGAGCCGTTCATCGAGGAAGGCAAGAAATACGCGAAGGGCCGGGAGCCTGTCGAGGCCGTGATGCTTGCATTCGAGACGCTTCAGGACGCGAACGCGCATACTGAGGCGGCTCCCCTGTACGAATGGCTTTTCGAGGAGGGTGGGTTGACGCGACCGGAGCCGATTCCGCCGATGGAGAGCGCGAAGCGGGTCCGGGGGCAAGATGACGACTTCCAGGACGCGGACAACCGCCCGTGCGAACACTGCGGCGGGCCGATGCAGTACATGGGTACGCTCGGGAACCGCATGCACTTCCGCTGCCGTGACTGCGGGATGGATGCCAGCGAAGGGATCCCGGCGGGTGACCGGAGTGCCGAGGGGTTCGAGCCGGAAGCGCGGCGGAAGGTCGCGATGAACGACGTGAACGGCGAGCCGGTGCGCGCGGGTGACCAGGTGCGGATCGTGAGCGACCAGCGAGGCCAGGAGTCGAGTGAGGGACCGCAATCCGTATCGGGCCAAGGCAAAGAGGGCCGGGTGGTCCGGGTGGACCAGGGCGATTCGGGCGGCGTGCCCTTCGCCGTCGTGGACATCGGCACTTACGAAAGCATCAAGGCGACGAAGGTCGAGAAGATCGGCGGCGTCACGAAGGTTGCTCGGGAAGGCCAGTGCGCACAGTGCGGTTACCAGGGCGAGCCGATGGAGGACGGGACGTGTCCGGGGTGTGGCGCGAGCGATTGGGAATGGGGCGAGCAGCCGGAGTTCGCGCCGGAGAAGGATTGGGCCGGGCAAGAGGTAGGCCCGCAGTTCGAGTGGCACGGCAAGGACCGCATGCTCATGAACCCGAAGCGCGCGAGCAAGTATGAGGGCGTCCAGAATCCGAAGCCCGACTTTATCCCCGACGCGGCGTGGGGGCAAGTGGCGGACATCGCGGTGCGGGTTGCCGAGGAGTCCGGGATCATGACTTACGACCCGGCGACTGGCGAGTGGCAGATCACCGACCAGGGCGCGTGGGAGTATGCCGCGATGCAGACCGCGCTCAAGTTCATGGAGGGCTTGCAGAAAGGCAAGAAGACGGCGCAGGACGATGACCCGCTGGCCCGGTTCGAGGCGGAGTTCCGCCCGGCGGCGGAGCAGTGGGCTTTGCAGTTTGGCGTGGGCGTCCAGGACATCGTCTTCGGGCACGGCGGAGCGAACGTTGTCCTCACGGGGACGATCGACGATCAGGCCGGTGCCCGCGATGCGGCGCGGCAGGCGTTCTCCGCGTTTGACTGGATGGCGGTCGAATTCCTTGGGCCGCTGAATGGGGCCGACCAATTCGATACGCTTGTTCTCAACTCGACGAACATCGCGCGCCGGAAGATGGCCAGCGGTGTATCGGGCCGCGAAGATGCCGTGATCCGTTGGCTTTGGAAGCAGGGTTTCGAAATCGACTACCCTGGCTTGCAGCCGGACGGGAATGTGATGCTTTTCTCGCCTTACCATATCGGTACGGGCGATCCCGCAACGTCTGAAGAGTTACAGGACCTCGCGGGCCGGATCGAGTCTGAGGTTCCGGGTGTCCATGACATGTTCAGCGATTCCGTGCAAGGCACACTTTCTGTCGATATCTCGGACCCGAAAGAAGCCCGGAAGCTCGCGAGCAGGCGCAAGCGCGCGGCGGAGGAATCGGAAGAGTATCTGGAAGGCCAGGACGCCGCAAAGCGTTACTACGAGAAGGGATACTTCCCGGCGGACGGCACCTACGAGAGCCTTCAGGCGCTCATCAACCAGGGCGGCGACTGGGCACGCGGCTTCCAGGACTTCGATCCCGAGACGCACATGGGGGCGAAGACAGCGGCTCCGTATGTGCCCGAGTACGACGCCGAGGGGAACGAGATCAAGAAGCTGCCATACTGGAGTCACGTGACGTACCAGGGCGAAGAAGACGATATCCCGACGATCATGCTCGGTGACGATCCCCAAGAGGCGGTTCGAAACTGGTTCGAGCAGAGGCGCATGGAAGAGGAGTTCAATCGGCAGCGCGGGACCACGTCGAAGCGGGCCGCGTTTTCTGACGACTTCCAGGCAGGCTTCCAGTACGGGAGTGCGCCGGACGCCAGGGAGCTGAGCGCGCGGGAGATCGCCGGGAAGTTCCCCGAGGTGGAGGACACGGATGCCTTCACGCAGGGGATGCTGGACGGCCTGCTAGGCGACACGACCCGGTTCGACCAGATGATGGGCCAGGGGGACCTTTTCGCGGCGAAGACCGCGCGGGAAAACGAGCCGGAGACGATCCCCTACTCGCCGGATTTGCAGATCACGAACCTCGATCAACTACCGGCGGGGACCGGGGCACGTTACTTGGAAGTCATGGACTCGCACGTGCCGGGAGAGTATATCGCGGTCCAGTGGCGCAGGAAGCCCGAGGCCGAGGCGGGCCACAAGATCATCGCGTTTTCGCGCCAGAAGTGGGCGGCGGGACTTTGGCCGGATGTCGAGGAGAAGTTCGTCTCATACCTGAAGGGGATTGGTGGCTCGGCTTCGTGGGATGAGATCAAGGGCTGGCAGAAGCGGGAGGGCGTGGATTGGGACCGGCTCAAGGAAACGATGGCTGACCTACGCAACCGGGGCGAGCTGGATGAGGACAACCATGAGATTCGATTACTGGCTCGCCGCGTGACGGCGGGCGTGAATCCGTCGGAAGAGAAGAGTCTATGGGAGCTTGCCGAGGAGACGGGCCAGCCTTACGAGGACCTGCAAGCGGACTACGAGGAGGCGATCAGCCAGTCTCGGGCGATGGATGTCCCGATGAGTTGGGACGACTTCGCCCGGTCCGTGAAGCGTGGCGCGAAGTCGCAGGACTGGGAAGTTTCTGGGCCGGGCAATTCGAGCTATCGCCCGAAGAAGGCCCCGGACCCGTCGAAAGAGATGACGCAGGCCGAGGTCCCTTCAGGAGTGCCCATTCCTGACGCAGAGAAGCCCCAGGCTGAGGGCGAGGAGGACGACCTGACCGAAGAGGCGGGGGTAGGGGGAAGCTCGCCTTCCGGGGGCAATTGGACGCAGAAGACGCGGCTGTGGAGCTGCCGTCGGCAGGCGTGGGCGAAGGGTGGCGACCCGGAGGTGGGCGACGAGGTCGAGTATTTCCAGGGCATGTCGAGGAGCAAGGAGAAAGGCCGGGTCACGGCGATTGACTCCGAGAACGACCAGTACACGCTGGAGAACGGCGAGACCGTTCCGGGCCAGAACATCGTTCGGGTGAGCGCGAAGCGTGTTCGGACGCTGCGCGACATGTTCGCCGAGTTCAACGAGGGGGATCATCCCCGAGGGGAGGGCGGGCAGTTTTCGAGCGGCGGCGAGGGCGGCGGCGGGAAGGCCGAAGAAGGGGAGCCGGAGTCCGGGTGGACGAATCCCGCGCTCGAAGAGAAGGCGAAAGAGAAACGCGGTCCGGGCTACACGGCTCCGTACACAGATAACGAGGGGGTGTATCACCCCGCCGTTGGAGAGCTTCCGCCGATGAATGAGGACAAAGATTTCAAGCGGAATCCCGAGAGTGACGACCCGATGGAGTGGCCGGTTGAGAAGCGCGTGGAGATCG